GAATTAGCTAAAATTTTAAAACTTCACGAGCAGTGGTTAAATGACTCGTCTAAAGGTAGTAGAGCCGATCTATTTGGAGCCGATCTATCTGGAGCTAAACTATCCAGAGCTAATCTATCTGGAGCCAATCTATCTAGAGCCGATCTACCTGGAGCCGATCTATCTAGAGTCGATCTATCTGGAGCTAATCTATCTGGAGCCAATCTATCTGGAGCCAATCTATCTAAAGCCAATCTATCTAAAGCCAATCTATCTGAAGCCAACCTACACGGAGCCGATCTATCTAAAGCCAATCTATCTGAAGCCAACCTACACGGAGCCGATCTACCTGGAGCCGGTTTATCTGAAGCCGATCTATCTAAAGCCAATCTATCTAAAGCCAATCTATATAGAGCCGATCTATATAGAGCCGATCTACCTGGAGCCAATCTGGATGAAGCTAAACTATCCAGAGCTAATCTATCTAGAGCCGATCTATCTGGAGCCGATCTATCTAGAGCCGATCTATCTGGAGCCCATCTATCTGAAGCCAACCTACACGGAGCCGATCTATCTAAAGCCAATCTATCTGAAGCCAACCTACACGGAGCCGATCTATCTGGAGCCGATCTATCTGGAGCCAATCTACACGGAGCCGATCTACCTGGAGCCGGTTTATCTGAAGCCGATCTATCTAAAGCCAATCTATCTGAAGCCAATCTATCTGGAGCCGATCTATCTGGAGCCAATCTATCTGGAGCCGATCTATCTGGAGCCAATCTATCTAGAGCCAATCTATTTAGAGCCCATCTATCTGGAGCCAATCTATCTGGAGCCAATCTATCTGGAGCCGATCTATCTAAAGCCAATCTATCTAAAGCCAATCTATATAGAGCCGATCTATCTGGAGCCGATCTATCTGGAGCCAATCTATCAAAAACAATACTAGAAAATAAGTTCATAATGGAATTCCAATTTCAGCAACACAAGGCAACCTTCTACTCGTACGATAGGTTAAAAATTGGATGCGAAGATCATGATTTGGCTTATTGGCTGAAAAATTATAAGTTAGTCGGAAAAAAAAATGGGTACACAACCGAACAGATTAAAAGGTATGGTGATTTCATAAAATACTGTAATCTATTGAAACAAGCTAGGACGTGATATGACTATTTCCAGTCCAACAACGGGGTCGCAGCCCTGGCAGACATTTATAAACCAATCGTTGACAAATACATTTACCGCAAGTAGGATCATTGTGAGATCTAGAGTGTTGGATAAATAAAAGGGAGCCCGTTATGAAATTAGCTAAAATTTTAAAACTTCACGAGCAGTGGTTGAATGATTCGTCTAAGGGTAGTAGAGCCGATCTATCTGAAGCCAATCTATCTGGAGCCGATCTATCTGGAGCCAATCTATCTAGAGCCAATCTATTTAGAGCCCATCTATCTGGAGCCAATCTATCTGGAGCCAATCTATCTGGAGCCCATCTATCTGGAGCCGATCTATCTGGAGCCAATCTATCTGGAGCCCATCTATCTGGAGCCCATCTATCTGAAGCCCATCTATCTGGAGCCAATCTATTTAAAGCCGATCTATCTGGAGCCCATCTATCTGAAGCCCATCTATCTGGAGCCCATCTATCTGGAGCCAATCTATCTAGAGCCGATCTATCTGGAGCCGATCTATCTGGAGCCCGTCTATCTGGAGCCAATCTATCTGGAGTCCATCTATCTGGAGCCAATCTATTTAAAGCCGATCTATCTGGAGCCGATCTATCTGGAGCCCATCTATCTGGAGCCGATCTATCTGGAGCCAATCTATCTGGAGCCAATCTATATGGAGCCGATCTATCTAGAGCCAATCTATATGGAGCCAATCTATCTAAAACAATACTTGAAGATAAGTTCATAATGGAATTCCAACAGCAACAGCACAAAGCGACCTTTTATTCATACGGTAGAATGACTATTGGATGTGAGGACCATGACTTGGCTTATTGGCTTGAAAATTATGAGTCAATCGGAGCACAAAACAATTACACGAAAGAGCAGATTAAAAGATACGGTGATTTCATAAAATGCTGTAATCTATTGAAACAAGTTAGGACGTGAAGGGAGCCCGTTATGAAATTAGCTAAAATTTTAAAACTTCATGAGCAGTGGTTGAATGATTCGTCTAGTGGTAAAAGAGCCGATCTATCTGGAGCCAATCTATCTAGAGCCAATCTATCTGGAGCCGATCTATCTGGAGCCAATCTATATGGAGCCAATCTATCTAGAGCCGATCTATCTGAAGCCCATCTATCTGGAGCCGATCTATCTGGAGCCAATCTATCTAGAGCCGATCTATCTGGAGCCAATCTATATGGAGCCAATCTATATGGAGCCAATCTATCTAGAGCCGATCTATCTGGAGCCCATCTATCTGGAGCCAATCTATCTAGAGCCGATCTATCTGGAGCCGATCTATCTAGAGCCGATCTATCTGGAGCCCATCTATCTGGAGCCAATCTATATGGAGCCAATCTATCTGGAGCCAATCTATATGGAGCCAATCTATCTAGAGTCGATCTATATGGAGTCAATCTATCTAGAGTCGATCTATCTGGAGCCAATCTATCAAAAACAACACTAGAAAATAAGTTCATAATGGAATTCCAATTTCAGCAACACAAGGCAACCTTCTACTCGTACGATAGGTTAAAAATTGGATGCGAAGATCATGATTTGGCTTATTGGCTGAAAAATTATAAGTTAGTCGGAAAAAAAAATGAGTACACAACCGAACAGATTGAAAGGTATGGTGATTTCGTAAAATACTGTAATCTATTGAAACAAGTTAGGACGTGATATGACTAGTGTCAAAAAACCATTTTGCGACTGCGAGCACGTAACCTCTCGAGCATCCGGCGGCAATTTGGCTCGGGGGCTAGCCCTCACAACATCACGCGACAACTGGACTTGCGACCACTGTGGTTATTACGCCGTCTGGTCACGAACCGACAAAGCATTTGACTTTAGCCATCAGGAGCGTTTTGGAACTCGCCCTGCGACGCTAGTTGCCTCCTATCATCATGCCGACGAACGTTCGCCACGGTCAGACGGGGGCAAAAACCAAGTCCGTGGCAGCATCATATGTACGTTGCCAAACGGCGACACGCAAGTCTATCCAAGCCTCGTAAAAGCCACCAAAGCCCTACGAATTAGTGCAGAAAAAATCTTACTTTGTGTCCGTAACAATGTAAGCTACAAAGGATATAAATTTGAACGCCGCCAAACCTAACCACGCGTCCTTCTTTCTTGCTGGGGCGTCAAAGCTAATCACGCGTCCTTCTTCCTTGCTGGGGGTTCTAGATGAATATAGTCGAAAATGAAATGATTGTTGCAATAGACGTAGACGGTACCTTGATTCGTCCGGACCCACAAGGAGCTATCAAACTCCCTTACGGGTCTACTATTCACTGTTACGAACCCATTATGGAGCATGTAGACCTACTAAAGTCATACAAGCAACGAGGGTTCTACGTCATAGTCTGGTCACACGGCGGAAACCAGCATGCCAAATTGACTATACAAGCATTAAAACTTGAGCGCTATGTGGACTTAGTGTTAACTAAACCATCCAAACATGTAGACGACAAAACCTCCATTGAGGACATAGTCGGAACACGAGTTTTTATTTCCCAAAGAGAACAAAATTAGACATATAACAGGTTGATAATTTCAGTATCCAATGTCTGTTTGACAAAGCCCCAAGGGCACTAGGGATCAGTAAATTAAGAACTGTTTTATTGACATTTTGTTCCCGTTTGTTAATTTAGACCAAAGGGGTGCTAAATGATTGTACGCGACTACACGACTTTTGCCGATGTTGAAGATTATGCGACCTACATTGGTGCCGCCGATGCCGCAGACCAGTTACCGCGTAACCATGGTCTATTTAGTGCCGACACTCCGACTGCTCGTTTGCTCAGGAATCTATATGATCTATCCTATGATCTCGAAACCGAATCCGCCATTCTATATGAAACATCCAACCATGTTGACCAAATGTTTGTCCGCGAATGGAATGATCTAGTAGGCTGGGGCGTTCTAGAGTTCGTAAGTGGTGGGATAGTCCGTAAGTTAGATTTTAATTACAATGACGTCTCAATTGATACCTGCCTCGATCAGGGCGAAATTGTCAAAGTTATCTACACTTTTGGACCAAACGGCGACATGATTACTAAACGCGTTGAACCAAAAGAGAACAAAAAAATACTATCATGGACGACAACCAACGCCGACGTTTAATCCCCCAGGAAACCAAATTACGCGCAGACCTCAAAATGTCAATCGAAGACATTAGCCCCGAGACTGTTATAAATGACGCATTGCAAACTATGGCAATCGAGGTTACGCGCTATAGGTCCAAAGTTGCCCGTGGAATCCCACTGGAAGTAAACGAGGCGCGTGTGCTCCAAGGCTACATAAAGGCTATGTGCGAACTCCAAAAAGAACGTCGAGAGCTTGCCAGAGCCGACCAGTTACACAAATTGTCTGACGAAGAACTAATGGTCCTAGCTAAAAAAGTCCTGTCTGAGGGTTCAACTGTTATCGTGCAATCGGAGCCCCATGAAGAAGAAAACAGTAAAGAGAATGAGTAGACCCGAGCAAGACGTAATGATCCATCTGGAGGTTACGCCAGACTCAGTCTCATTTGACATCATGTTTCCCGGTGGCTTTCAAAAAACAGTCGTTGTAGACCGTTATGAGATTGCCGCTGCCCGTTGTTCTATCCGCGATTACGCCCAGAACATTGTGACCGATTATTTCGAACTCAATCAGCTGCCCGTGGATAATTTAAAGTTCATTTTTTACTAGTTTGCCGCAAGTGGAACAGTTTTAGACTGGTATAACCCAACGGTAAATGGAGTGAGCAAATGAACGATATTCTAAAAGACCAGTACGGTGTACTGTGCCAAAAACTAGGCGACGCAACATACCGCCTACAACTATTACAATCAAATATTTCAGAGCTTCAAGAGCAGATTAAAGCCCTAAATGTGCTTAATGCGCAGCTAATGGCTAAACAGGCATCAATTGAACCCGTAGAGCCTAAATGAACCAGACTGCCAAAGGTCAGCTACATGCTTTGTTAGATGCCGTGCTGCGCCTTGCAGTCATTGAAGGCTCATCTACGGAGCGTGTGTTCGAAGTGCCATACATCGAACTTGCCAATGAAATGAAACATTATGAAACGCCAATTGAAACTGACATGCTAAATGTGCGCGTCAAAATAACAGTTAACTTAAGCACAGAGGAAGACATATATGCAACCGGACCCGGGTTTACCATTGCAGATAAGATCCGCCACTAACGAAGATATCTCGTTTATCTTCAGTAGCTGGCTCAAAAGTTACCAAGACAAAGGCACTGCCTGTCGTAATGTAGATCCCAAAATCTATTACGAAAATCAGCACCGTTTAATTGAACGCTTGTTGCAAAAAATCGCTCCAGAAGGCGGGGTCCGAGTCGCGTGCCATGCCGATGATCCGACTCAGCTGTTTGGTTTTATCTGTGCTGAGCGTATTGATGGCATTTTTGTGATTCATTATGTCTATGTTAAGCACAGTATGCGTCGTTTTGGAATCGCTAGCGCCCTCCTGAACAGTTTTGATCATGATGCTTCGGTAGCTTCGGCTGCTACTCATCAGACAAGTGTCAGCTATCGCCTAGAGCCAAAATATCGCATCGTATATCATCCTTATTTACTGTTATTTGACTACGGAGACCGTTATGCAAAAGAAACCCCGGCGAACCAAGCGTCTGAGTCCCCAGGAGAACCTGGAGATAGCTCTGAGCTCGGGGATTAACCTGGAGCAACGAGTCTACACAATCAGTGGCGAAATAAACGAAGCAGTTTTTCTCGGTGCAGATGTCGCCATTAGCTCAATGGAACAACTTTCGTCCGAACCTATTACGATCAGAATTAATTCGTATGGCGGTGATGTTTATGCCGCACTGGCAGTTGTTGGTCGTATGAGGCATACCAAATGTCAAATAATTACCGAAGCCCATGGTGCCGTAATGTCAGCTGCGACTGCTATATTGGCTGCGGGTTCGGTACGCAAAATGTCCGAATTTTCCTGGGGACTGTTTCATGAGGCGTCGTACAGCGCCGAAGGACGCCACACGGACGTTAGGCAACAAGTCGAACAGTCAGAACGCGAAGAACGAAGTTGGGCAGTTTTCATGGCAAAACATTCGGCGCAAAGTGTCGAATTTTGGTCAGAACTAGTCAAAAAAGGTGACAGGTACTTTACCGCAAAACAAATGTTAGATTTAGGAGTAATTGATGAAATCATCTAGTTCAGAAGCCGAGTTAGCACAAGCCCAATGGGCGCAAATGCGAGCAAACCTTAAAGCGTACCTCAAAGGTCTTGGAAAAAACCAAATTATCCAAGTAGTTTTTGAGCAACTTGATTTATACCTAGTTGAACGCGATAAAGTCAAACAGTTAGAAGCAAAACTATCAGTAATCGAAGGAACCCAAAGTGAAGCAAAAAATTAAAAAGTCAATCAGTGTCGGTGTATTGCTGGCTGTGATGCTAACCTCGTATGTTTTGACCGCTGGTGTAGTTACAACTATGCTATCGTCAAATCCAAAAGAGTCAAGTGGATCTGTTGTTCTGCTAACTCCTGATAACACTGTTACCTTTAGGACCGTAGTTGATGAAACTTCAGTGCTAAAAAAGCAACTAGAGTTGTTGGCGCTTGTTGTCAAACGCAGAACTCAAAATTATCCAATTTATCTCGTAATGGATTGTCCGGGTGGAAGTGTTTCCGATGGATTGCAATTTATTGAGCTTGCCAAAATGTACCCTAACGTCAAAACAGTAACATTGTTTGCCGCATCCATGTGCTCAGCCATCATCCAACATCTGCCAGGCGAACGCCTAGGGACCACCAGCGGGGTCCAAATGTTTCACCGAGCCAAAGGACGCTTTGAAGGGCACTTTGAAGACGGCGAAGTTGAAGCCCAGTTGGCGCTCTGGAAATCTATAATTCGTTCAATGGAACAAGTAAACGCTTCACGATTAGGTATCGAACTAGACGTTTACAAAGCCAAGGTTGTTACTGAATGGTGGGTTTACGGTCAAGACTTATTGGCTCAACGAATGGTAGACCGCATGGTAGACCTAAAATGCTCGCCAGAACTTATTGCCCAAGATGAAACCGAATTAACTGTATCATTTTTTGGCGTATCAACTAAAACATTTAGCGGCTGCCCACTGTTGCGTAGCCCAAAGGAGTCACAATGAAAGTAAATCATTTTCAAACATACCAAGCCGTTCGGTTTGCAAAAAGTATCGACACATTTTTTGCGCCAAATAAGTTCCCGGGCATCAAAATCGAAGCAGATCAGATCGGGCTACGCGTCGAATGGGTTAACGCAGACTCTGCTAAATTTAATGTAATTATTCCATATACGAATATTGCATATTTTGAACCGCACGTGCCATCAGATGAACCCGCTACGCCAAAAGCCAAAAAATGAGTAAAAGTAAATCAGTTTTAACAGAGATTGCGCGGCGTCAAAAGCAAGCTGAAGAGGCTGCCAAGCGTCCGCAATTCTCTATTACTGATTTTTGCTTTGATAAACAATTAGCGTTTGTTCAAGATCCTGCTAAATTTAAAACAGCAGTCTGTTCGCGTCGCGCCGGAAAATCTCATGCGTGTATTGCCGACATGTATCATACAGCTAAATCATTTCCTGCAATAAATGTTGTTTATATCACATTGAATCGTCGAAGTGCCAAGCGGATTATCTGGCGCGAACTTACAACTTTAATATCTCAATATGAAATAAATGCCGATGGTAGTCCTAATTGTCAAATAAATAATACCGAACTCTCAATTACCCTAAATAACAAGTCAACTATATTTCTAGCAGGTGCCGATGACGAAGGTGAAATCGATAAATTCCGGGGTCTAGCGATCAAAAAGGTCTACATTGACGAAGCCCAATCTTTTCGGTCGTACATCAAGGAGCTTGTTAACGACGTGTTGGTTCCGGCGCTATATGACTACGACGGTTCATTGATACTCATTGGAACTCCTGGTCCGGTGCCAAACGGTTATTTCTATGATGCTTCAAACAACCCTTCATGGGCACATCATCACTGGACGGTTTACGACAATCCATGGATCAGCCGCAAAAGCGGTAAACCAGTAAGCGAAATCATAGCCACCGCCAACGCTCGCCGAGGCATAAACGAAAGTCATCCGACGCACTTGCGGGAAAATCTTGGCATCTGGGTAAAGGACCCAAACTCGCTTGTGTTTGCGTTTGACCCGGCACTCAACACTTTTGACTCGTTGACCCAGACTCAGCTAGATGATATGCAGTTTATCTTTGGGATAGACATTGGCTGGAAAGACGCTGACGCCATCGCGGTCATAGGCTATAACTTTACCGAAAAAGTCGTATACCTAGTTGAAGAGCTCATAACATCAAAACAAACCATTAGCGACCTAGTAAACCAGATCAAAGCCCTACAAAGTAAGTACAAACCGATCAAAATGGTAATGGATGCCGGTGCCCTAGGCAAAAAGATCCAAGAAGAAATATTACAACGTTACGGACTGTTCATTGAGGCTGCCGAAAAGCAACGTAAGCTAGAATTTATCGAATTAATGAACGATGACCTCCGGACTCGGCGCCTAAAGGTCTTTTCGGGCAGTAGATTTGCCGAGGATGCCTGGCGCGTCGAATGGGACCGCGACGGCTCTAAGCAAAAGGTCTCCGATCGGTTCCATACTGATATAGGTGACGCCCTATTGTACGGCTGGCGCGAAAGTCGGCATTACCAAGCTGAGCCCCTGATACCAGATCCGGTAAAAGACAGTGAAGACTATATGCGTATGCTAGAAGAACGTGACGCCGAAGCCCTTATGCAAGCCAAAAATCGCACAAATATTGATGACATAGCCCCCGATCAATCCCTCATGGATTCGTTATTTGACGATGATCTGACCGGCTTTGATGACTGAAACACTTTTATAATACTGAGGTTATATGTTTAAAACCGTATCCGAGCTTCAAGCGTTTATCGCCTGGTCTAAAATGATGAAAATCAAGGTAGTTCAGATAGATAATGTACGTGTAGAGTTTTCCGAACTAGGTTTTTTGCCAGAAAGTGACCTTAAAGAACTCTCAGGATCCGGCGGAGCCACTACATTAGCCGAATCCGAACCCACGGACCCAGAGGAAGAGGAAGATTTAGCCTTCTGGTCCGCCAACTAACTAAAGTGGTACCATGAACGAATTTAAAAAAGAAGATTATTACTGGTGGTTGTCGCCCCGTAAGGACGAATTGCACTCTAGGATCTTTTCCTACGTTAAAAACCTGTCAAAAAAGCAAGATTATCTGTCTGCCGAGAATCTAAGATACCTCCGAATGTATGGTAATATAGACAACGCTGGCATGCGAGCTTTTTCGTTTGCCAAAAGCGAACCAACTTCGGCTACACAGAATCGTGTGACGCTAAACGTCGTCCAAAACATGATTGACACTGTTACCAGCAAAATAACCAAGAATAAACCGCGCCCTTTGTTTTTAACAGACGGTGGCGACTGGTCTATGCAGCAAAAAGCCAAAAAACTGACCCAGTTCATTGAAGGACAGTTTTACTCTACGGACTTTTACAACAAAGCCGCCACTGCGTTTCTTGACAGCTGTATCTTTGGCACCGGAGCCCTAAAGGTTTTCCGCGAAGGAAGCGAAATAAAGGTCGAACGTGTCTTCATTGACGAGATTATAGTCGATAATGCCGAGTCTATTTACGGTCAACCGCGTCAAATCCATCAAAAAAAGTGGGTACATCGCGAAGTTTTAAAAGCTGTTTTTCCAAAAGAAGCCAAATGGATCGACTTAGCTAACAAAAACTCCGACGAATCAAGCTATATTAACTATAAACCGTCTTATGACACCGACAGTGACATGATTTTGGTCATAGAAAGCTGGCATTTGCCTTCTGGCGCCGAAATGGGTGATGGTCGGCATGTTATTTCTATCGAAAACCGTACTTTATTCAGTGAAGACTATGATAAATCCTATTTTCCTTTTATATTTTTCCGTTGGGGCGTAAAACCCATCGGCTTCTGGGGTCAAGGAGTCGCCGAACAACTTTCGGGCATCCAAATTGAGATAAATAAAATTCTACGCACTATCCAAGTCTCGATGCACTTGGTGTCTATACCAAAAATATTCGTTGAAGCTTCTAGCAAAATTGTAACAGCTCATTTGAACAATAAAATCGGTGGAATCATCAAGTATGCCGGTGTAAAACCCGAACCGGGGCAACTTGGCATCATACCTCCGGAGCTTTTTTCACATTTGGACCGATTGTATACTCGCTGTTATGAAATTGTTGGAGTCAGTCAGCTTTCGGCAACTGCTTCAAAACCATCAGGACTAAACAGCGGTAAAGCCCTGAGGATATATAACGACATCGAAACCGAGCGGTTTATGTCTGTTGGCACGCGCTACGAATCAGCCCATATGGACGCCTGTAAGCACTTTATTGATCTGGCTCGCGAGATAGACGAAGCCGAAGACGGTCAATTAAAGGTCCGCGTCAAAGGTAAACGCTTCATGGAGACCATTAAATGGCGTGACGTTGACATGGACGAAGACAAATACATTATGCAAGTTTTTCCAACCAGTGCTTTGAGTCAAAATCCGTCGTCTAGACTCCAAGAAGTCCAAGAACTGCTCCAGGCGGGCTTTCTGTCAAAAGAAGACGGCATGAAACTGTTAAACTTTCCGGACTTACAGGCTTACTACAACATGGCAAATGCCGGCGTAGAAGACATTGAGCGTCAAATTGAACTAATGATTGACAACGGCGACTACCAGCCACCAGAACCGTATCAAAACTTGGCTCTAGGTATTACCAAAATGCAACAAGCTTACTTGATGTATCGTGCTAACGGTGCGCCAGACTCTAGGCTTGAACTGTTTAGACGCTGGATTGCTGATGCAGACGGGCTAATAAAGTCAACAGTGCAAGCATTGAACCCGGAAATGCCTGCCGAACCTACGCCACAGCTCGGTCAACCAGAAACAGCACCAACAACGGATCTCATACCAACACAAAAATAGAACAGTTTAGTAATAATGCTGGCACTAATGCTAGCGAGCCCTTGGGCTCATCAAGTAAAAGGAGTTTTTATGTCCGACGTTTCATCTTCTGCCCCGGTAGCCGCCGAATCACAAGCCGCCCCAGTTGAGTCTACACACCAAGTAGCCCCAGTTGATCCGACGCCCCAGGTTGATCCGGTAGCTCCGCCGACCAAAATAGACCAAAACATTGCACAAAAGTTTGCCGCTTTGTCCCGTAAGGAAAAACAAGTACGCCAACAAGAGCAACAGCTCAAGGCTGCACGAGCCGAAATGGAATCGTGGAAAAAACAGCAAGCAGAACTATCAAGTCGCAAAAGTCTCAAGGAACGAGTAGCCGAAAAGGGTATCGCAGCATTAGAAGACGAAGGTTTATCATACAAAGAACTCACCGAGCAGTATCTACTCAAGGGTGAACCGACGCCAGAAGACAGACAAAAAGAAGTCTTAAACAGTCTGAAGGCTGAAATTGAAGCCCTTAAGGCTGAACGTGCCGCCGAACGAGCCCAAAGCGAAGAAAAACTAAAAGAACTAAATGCTCAAAGAGAGCAAAAAGTGCGTGAAAACTACTTAACTAGTTTAAAAACGCATCTAAGCAATAACAACGAGAAGTACGAGCTAATTGTAGCTAACGATGCTCACCAAATGGTTTACGAATCAATGGAAGAAGCATACGCGCTCCTCGAACAAGAAGGCGGACCCGACTTCAAGATGTCTCAAGAGGAAATCGATGCTCTTAGAGATGCTGCAGCTGAAGAGGTTGAAGCCCAATTGTTCGAAAATGCTAAGAAACTCGCTCAAGCCAAAAAAGTTAAGGGTTTATTTGGTAGCCCAGAACCAAAATCCGAGCCAAAACAGTCGTCTCCAACGCTGTCAAACACTTTGTCGCAACAGGTACCTACCAGTTCCGAAGAGCATTTGAGCGATGACGAGTCGAAAAAGCGAATGGCAGCTATGTTGAAATTCAACGGCTAGCCAGTCTACTGCTACCGGTTGCATGGTGTAATCGGAGCATAATTTTTAAGGAGATAAAATGGCTTCCCTAGACATGACCAGTTTTAACTCGGCGCTAAAGGTACATTATACCGCACAGCGTATCGAGGACATGGTATATTCAGATAACCCTTTGCTTGCAATGCTTCCCAAGATGGAAGATTTCGGCGGAAAAAACCTTCCCATTCCTATCAAAATCGGAATCCCGCAAGGTCGATCTGCGACATTTGCAACTGCACAAGCTAACAAGTCCGCGTCAATCTATAAAGATTTCGTGTTGACTCGTGTTCATGATTACGCTTTGGCGTCAATCGACAACGAGACACTCGAAGCCTCTAAAGGTAATGCTAACATGTTCGTAGAAGCTGCTACTGCCGAGATCGATGGCGCGATTAAATCCGCTGTTCGTTCGTTGGCTGTTTCGCTTTTCCGAGCTAAGTCTGGCACAATCGGACAAGTAGCTTCATTTACGTCTACTACTATCACACTAGTTGATCCCGAGACTGTGACTAACTTTGAAGTTAACATGGTTATCCGGGCTTCTGCTACTGATGGTGGTGGTGCTCAACGTACCGGATCTGCGCCAATTACTAAAGTTGACCGTGATCTTGGTATTTTGACTATTGATACTACTGCAATCTCTGCACTAGCTAACAACGATCACCTCGTTATTTCTGGTGACTATGATTCTAAAGTATCCGGACTGCTTTCTTGGCTTCCAAGCACTGCTCCAACTGCTGGCGATTCGTTCTTTAGCGTTGACCGTTCGGTTGACCCTACAAGACTTGCGGGTCTTCGTGTAGATGGATCAAGCCTTCCAATTGAAGAAGCTCTGATCAATGCTGCTAGCCGTGTTGCGCGTGAAGGTGGAAAACCAGACGTTTGCTTCATGAGCTACAGCAAGTATGCAGATCTAGAGAAAGCCCTTGGATCCAAAGTGCAATACGTAGACGTTAAGGTTAATCCACAAGTTGGATTCCGTGGCGTACTCGTAAACGGTCCTCGTGGTCCAATCAGAGTTGTAGCTGACCAAAACTGCCCTTCTGACAGAGCATTCTTGCTCCAGATGGACACTTGGAAACTCTACAGCCTTGGTAAAGCTCCACGTATTCAGGATAGCGACGGTCTCAAGATGCTTCGAGAAGCTGCTGCTGATTCAGTTGAAGTTCGAGTGGTTTATTACGCTCAGCTCGGTTGTACAGCACCTGGCTATAATGTAAATTTGAAGCTCTAGACTACTGATATCATTAGATATTTTGTCCTAAAGTTACCTTAACCCCCTCGGGAAACCTTGGGGGTTTTTTTATGCAACAAATGACTAAAGTTTTTACGCAACAAACGACCCAAGTGGAACAAATTTATAATTGTATGCTGCCCCGCAATCACGCGGTGCCAGACTAAAAGGAGTCTATAATGGCAAATCGTAATTTCAACCGTGCACAAAACCTAGAAAAAGAAGTAAAAAGTCTTTTTGCTGACATCGCAATCGGAGCCTCTGGCGCCCCTACGCTCTCCAAGGGACTTGGTATTGCGTCAGTTGCCCGCGTATCTGCTGGTTTGTACGACATCACTCTTCAGGACAAATACATTCGCCTAATGCAGTGTAGCGTTTCCCAGATGGTTGCGGCGGCGCAAGACATCAATCCACAACTAGTCTCAGAAGACGTTGATGGCACTAAAGTAATCCGAGTTCGGTTTATTGATTCGTCTGAAGCCGAAACAGACCCGGACAGCGGATCTAGAATCTTAGTTCGAATCGATCTGAAAAATTCTTCTGCCGGAAACAGCTGAGGTCTCCCATGTTCATGAAAGATAAGAAAAAAAGTATAGCCTCTATTCTTGTGGCTAAACTTGGAAAACCCGAGCTCTCGGAAAAACCAATGTCCGAGGGTGCCGAACAGGACGATAGCATCGCGCTAAAGTCTGCTGCCGAAGAAATAATGTCCGCAATTGAATCAAAAGACTCGGGGATGCTTGTTAGCGCCCTAAAGTCCTTTTATGAAATGTGCGACTCAGCGGAAGACGAAAGCGAATCAGAGTCAGAGTCTGAATCATAATCTGGCTCTTGCCTAAGGAGCCATTATGTCTATCACTTTAGCGCAACTTCAAACCCAATGCCGTGAACGAGCGGACATGACCGATAGTACGTTTGTGTCCGACTCGGAACTTACTTCGTATATCAATGCTTCTATTGCCGAGCTCCATGATCTAATGGTGCAGTCATACGGCGCTGATTATTTTGTCTCGACGTCAACCTTTACTACCGTTGCTAATACTGATTCTTATGCGCTCCCAAGCGACATGTATAAGCTAATGGGTGTTGACATTCAGATTTCGGGCAACGACTATGCAAGTCTGCACAAATTTAACTTTAACGAACGTAACCGGTACAAAGGTAGTACGGTTCGTTCGATTTTGGGGGCTCCTGATCTGAGGTACAGGGTCATCGGTGGAAACATTGTGTTCTCACCTGCGCCAGATTCGGCTAAAGTTGTCAAATTATGGTACACTCCCGTGGCTACTAAACTCGTTGCTACATCAGATGTGTATAATGATCTAAATCAGTATGCCGAATACGTGGTCGTAGATGTTGCTATGAAAATGATGCAAAAAGAAGAATCAGACGTTCAGGTATTGATGGCAGAAAAACAATTACTGATCAAACGGCTCACCGAAGCTTCGCAAAACCGCGACACTGGAGAAAGCGAATCAGTAAGTGACATACATGCCGAAGACGAAGATTATTTCTTTAGGCGATAGGAGCACTGCGTGTCAAGGATCAAACCTTATTACAAAGTGCAGATTACCGATCTTGAAGCCGTTGAGCGAGCCCTAGATGCTGTTGAAAAGTCCTTGGGCTCAGTATCAAGTGTTGAACTGCTTCAGGGTCAACTGGTTGAAGCGACTTTTGGCGCCGCAGGCATAAAGCGAATTCAGCATAAGCTTGGACGCGCCCCGGTAGGCTGGTTTGTAGTAGGCAAAGATGCTTTTGTAGATTTTATAGATCATCAGAGGCTAGAACCTAAACCAAATTTACTGTTGGCACTTGAGTCTTCTGGTGCCGTAAAAGTCAAATTATGGATTTTTTAATCTCAAAGGAGTTCTAAATGGCAGCGACGCCATACATGTCATTAACCCTTCCGATTCCAACGGTCACTTTGGGACCAGCGTGGGCGATAGAGCTCAACGCAGCACTAGAACTCATTGACTCACATGATCATACGCCGGGCAAGGGACGCCTGATTACATCGGCTGCTTTGAACATTAATGCCGATTTAGATATCAATCAGCAAGATTTGCGCAACGCCCGTTCACTTACGCTTGCCGAACAGTTGACGCCTCTAGCCGGACCAACGGACATTAGATCTATTTTTGCTGTTGGCGATGATTTGTTTTATCGCGACGGTCTAGGTAACACTATTCAGATTACGGCAGCTGGCGCTCTAAACGCTGGCACGGTCGGAGGCATCGGTGGAGACTATATAACATCTAGCGCCCTTGTAAGCTACAACTCACTTTCACAGACTTTTTACTTTCACCAGGCTACGTCTCCTGATTTTATCTCTGCTAAAATTGACTCAGGCGACATTACATTGCGCGAGGCGATTGCCAACGCCGAAGGTGTTACGTTAAAGTCTCCTTCCGGGCTTGCGCTGAGCTATGATATCACAATGCCTACCGGGACTCCTGGTTCTACGTTGCCACTACTCATGGCATCAAATGGCGACCTATCAACTGGTCAAATAGTTAATGCACAGTTAGCTGCAAACGCTGTCGACACCGGTAACATTGTTAACCTAGCAGTTACTGGAGCTAAAATTGCAGACGACACTATTACTGTTGGAAAAATCGCCCCAGCAGCAAACGTTGTTACCATGGCGAAAGAAACCATTACAACCGGTGCTGGTACTTGGAATAAGCCTGCTAGCATGGTTGGCGACTTTGCTATTGTAAAAGTATGTGGCGGTGGTGGTGGCGGAGCCAGCGGTAACGTGCCAAATGGTGGTGGCGGTGGTGCCGGAGCTCAACCAAGAGTGTTGGCGCTTAATCTGGCAAGCATCTCATCATTAGCTTATTCAATTGGAACAGGTGGAGCCGGTGGCACAGCCGGCGGTGGCAACGGTTCTGCCGGCAACGACACCACATTTGGTGACATCATATCCAAGGGCGGTGAGGGTGGTTTGTCTGGCACGGGCGCCGGCGGCGGAACCACTGATACCATTACTACCTATAAGAGCATGGTCGAAGCTGGTGTTAACGCCGGAAACGGTGGTTCGACATATGTATCTCCTGGTACTGCCGGTACTTCTACTGGTTATGCTGTAGGCGGAGCCGGTGGCGCTGCCGGGACAGTCGGCGGTGGCGGTGGCGGTGGCGGTGGTGGGGCTTCTTTGGGAGCTGGTGGCATCGGCGGACACGGTGAAAACGTTGGTGGTTCCGAAGCCGGATTTGCAGCAACCGGAGCAGGCGGCGGCGGAGGCGGCGGCGGTGGAATCGGTGCGGGCACTTCACCTGCAGGCGGAGCAGGCGCAAACGGTCTTATCGAAATCTTCTACTGGGTAAATGTTAACCCTTAAGGTTATAGATGGCACTTCAAAAAAATCAAGTCCCAATTAGTTTTAACGGCGGTATTGACTCAAAGTCTGACGACAAACAAGTCATGCCTACCGAACTGTTGGAACTCGAAAACGGTATATTTACCAAACGAGGCGCAATCCAAAAGCGCAATGGTTATACTTTGTTGCCGACGAACATTTTGGGTTCAATGGAATCTCTGACCGAAGCCTATGGACTGTCGAACTTCAAATCAGAACTCAATTTGTTTACTGGTACTGAGTTGTACACTTATATCCAAAGTTCCGAAGCCTGGCAACTAAAGGGCGAAGCAGTCTCACTTGAAATTCACAACGAATCTATTATACGCAACGTGTTTCAGCAATCAAATCCGGACTATGCGTACAACAATGGTCTTAGTTTGTACACATGGGAAGATTCTAGCGGCGGAGTTCGTTACACACTGATTGACGAGTCTACTGGTGCTATTATAACCGAAAATACCCAGCTGTCCCTGACGGGCATAAAACCTCGTGTTGTTGGTATTGGTGTTTATCTGTACATTTATTATATCGAAGGTACAGCGCTCAAGTTTAGATTCATCCAGACGTCTACTCCTAAGGAATTGTCGCCCGCCGTCAACCTGACAAATAACATTGATCCCGTTGACAAGATCTATGACGCTCAGTTACTCGGCTCAAATGTTTATGTAGCTTATAACAATAACTCTGCCGGTGGTGGTATTTCCTATTTTCTGATGACCGAGTCAAAAACGATGTCGACTCATTTTCAATCAGCGGGTGAAACTGCCACCGGCGGAATTTCTCTTTGTACTGATTTGGCGAGCAACATTTGGATTAGTTACTCTAATGGTTCGGCGGTAAAATACCTTATTCGTAATACCTTGTTGACTGGTTCGGTTCTAGCTCCGACGACAGTTGAAACAGTTGCCAACGTGCGCAACATAGCCTCGGTGTCCGATAGCGCTTCTACGGTCCAGTTGGTATACGAGGTCCTGAATGCGCCAGGAAACTTCTTGCGAAAATCAACTGTTTCATCTACCGGAACAGTCACGGGCAGCGTCGTATGGAAGCGTTCGGTTGGTTTGGCGTCCAAATTTTTTAGCTACAACGGTGCCCATTATGTGGCAGTTGCTTTTGATTCGGAGCTTCAATCGACCTATTTTGTCTACTCACTTGATGGCGACATAGTTACCAAAATTAGCCAGAATTTAGGCGGCGGCTATACCGAAGACTCGATATTGCCGTCAATCGTTGAAATTTCCCCGGGGCAATATAGATTCCCTAATCTGCGCAAAGGTCAATTACAAGCCGAAGATGCCGTATTGTTTACATCAGTCGGCGTTAACAGTACATTGATAGATTTTGAAAGCCTAAATAACTTTGTGACTGCCGAACTTGCCGAAAACCTGCACATGGTCGGCGGAATGATTCAATCGTACGACGGCGCATCGGTGACCGAAAGTGGTTTTGTTGTTTTTCCAGAAGGGGTCGTAGCGAGTCTTACCGACATTGGCACGGGCAACTTAGCAAACGGGGCTTACCAGTTTAGCGTAGTTTATGCCTGGATTGACAACAACGGTCAAATAAACCGTTCGGCTCCTAGCATTCCAACAGAAGTTACAGTCAGTGGCGGACCTGCAAACGTTCAACTAGTTATACCGACCTTGCGAATTACAAAAAAGCAAAATGTTTTTATCGAAATTTATCGCACAGAAGCAAATCAGACCCTGTTCTACAAAACAACGTCCAATACTTCATTGACGCTAAATGATCCGACTGTTGACACTTTGACCTACGTGGACTCCCGAACTGACGCAAGTCTGCTTAGCGGTGAACTACTGTACACTACGGGTGGCATACTAGACAACATTAGTCCCCCGCCGTCAAATGTAATCGTTAACTGGAAAAACCGTCTGGTCATAAAGTCATCTGATGAGCCCAACCTTTTGTGGTACAGCAAAATAAGAAATGAAAACGGACCAGTAGAATTTTCCGACTTTTTGCGCATCAACGTAGATCCTAAGGGCGGCGATATTACGGCTCTTGGGGTGCTAGACGACAAATTAGTTATATTTAAAGAATCTACCATTCATATGTTGGCTGGCGACGGTCCGAATAACCTTGGTGAACAGTCAGACTTTCCGCTGCCGCAACTAGTTATTGGTGATGCTGGCTGTGTAGACTCAAACAGTGTCGTTATGATGCCAAAAGGTCTAATGTTCAAGTCACAAAAGGGTATTTACCTGCTCGACCGTGGTTTATCTGTTTCATACATCGGATCTAAAATTGAGCGCTACAATGATTCACGGATAACTTCTGCTAAATTGATATCCGATGTTAACCAGATAAGATTTACGACCGAGTCCGACTTGTGCCTGGTATATGATTACCTGTTTGAACAATGGTCGACCTTTACTAATCATGAAGCCGTTGGAGCCGCCGAGTTTAACGGTCAGTTCGCCTTTGTGAAAGCTAACGGTATCGTTCACGTAGAAACTCCAAATCATTTTGTAGATGGTGAACAGGCGATAAAACTCAAAATAGTCAGTGCCTGGATGAATCTTGCCGAAATGTCCGGTTTTCAGCGATTTTATAAACTGTTACTGCTCGGGACATACAAGTCAAAGCATCGTCTGAGGCTACGTGTAGGTTATGATTTTAGTCCCGCGTTTACCCAGGATGCTATTGTTGACCCGTTTACGGTCCTTGGGCAAACGACATACGGCGAAGTAAGCCCATATGGAGCCGAGGAGTTCTACGGAGGCTCAAACCCGTTGTACATGTGGAGATTTTTCCCTAAACGCCAAAAATGCACAAGTTTCCGTTTGAGCATTGAGGACATAATGGATGATGTTTTTGGCGAGAGCTTTTCCCTTAGTAACATGCGCATGGAAATAGGTCTAAAACAGGGGTCCAACAAGTCCGGAACCAACAAGAGCGCCGGAACCTCTTGAGCTATGAATCATCTGTCGGCTATGGAACAAACGAGTACAAATAGGAGTAATCAATGTCATTTTTAGGTTTTCTTAGCGGTGCTGATGAAGTAGGAACCGCCAAGGGTTTTGACATTAATAAAGAAGACTTTAAGATCAAGGATGCCGATAAGCTATTTGGTCAATCTCAGGAACAGTTTGAAGCAGCCAAGCAACGTGGTTCGGGGCTCGCGGACAAACGTTCAGCCTTTCTGGGCACCTTGGAACAAGCGGCGGCTGGCAACGGTCCTTCGCTCGCAGTAGAACAGTTAAAACAAAACCAAGAGCGTTCATTGGCTCAACAGGTGGCTATGGCACAGTCTCAGCGTGGAGGCAATGCAGCTTTGGCACAGCGTTCATCAGCCAACCTTGGAGCCCAGAATAGTGCATCCATGGGACAACAGGCAATGTTAGGTCGTATTGAGGAAACTCAAGCCGCTAAAGGAATGTTACAACAAGAGCTCCAAAATCAACAGGCAGCAGTAGACCAGTTGACGCAACAGTATCTGTCCATGGGCTTTGACGTTAGATCTGCTGAGCAAAAAGCCCTTCAGGCTTACAATGAGCTTCAAGTTCAACAGACTGTCGGTATTGCTGATATTAACGCGCAGAATCAAAGAGCCAAAGGTCAAGCTACTGGTAATTTGGTTGGCGGTCTGATCAAAGGGGGCGCCTCTATTGCCGCCTCTGGCGCAAAGGGGGGCTAAATGGCATTTTTAGACTTTCTTTCTGGTAATTCGGACATCGGTACGGCACAAGGCGTCAACATTGACAAAAAAGATTTTGAAATAAAAGATGCTGATAAAATATTTGGTCAAACACAATCTCAGTTCGAAGAAGCTAAACAACGTGGCGCCGGACTTGGCACCAAACGTGCTTCGTTTTTGACAAACCTGCAACAAGGAGCTTCGGGCACCGGCGGTCCGGGTTTTGCACAACAAGCTCTGCAGCTTAACCAGCAACGTAACTTGTCTCAGCAGTTAGCAGCCGCTCAAGGGCAACGGGCTGGCAATGCTGCAGCAAATCAGCGAAACATTATGCGAAATCAAGCCGCAGGCTCAGCAAGCCAAGCCCAGTTGGGTGCTCAAGGAGCTATCCAAGAGCAACAAGGTAACCAGAAAATGCTGCAAGCGGAATTCCAGCAGCAACAGCAACAAGTCGACCAAATGACGCAAAAATATCTCGCCATGGGGTTTGACATTAGACAGGCAGAGCAAAAAGCACTCGAAGACTATAACAGACTTAACGTTAGTCAGAATTTAAGCCTCCAGGGCATAAATGCAGCAAATCAGCAAGCTCGCGCCGGCATGACTGGTGGACTGATTGGTGGTTTGATCAGTGGTGGAGCCGCAATGGGCGCCGCATCTATCAAAGGTAATTACGCAGCCTCTGGCGGACTTAAAACTCCAAGTACGGCTGTCGTAGACGCAGGTTACGACCCATCAAAATTCTCAGGAACAGCATAGGGGACCAAATGGCAGACGATTCACAACCAGTTCAACAAATTTTGGATAGTTCATTACCTACGGCTCCACGGACCGAAGCCGATCCGTTGGCGGCTGCCGACGAGAAACAACGTCTAATTGCCCAACGTTCCGAAATGGTAGATCGCGAAAAACGCCGTGATGAACTGTTAAATGCCAGAGTCCTCACGGGCGATCGACTTGGTGACATTTTGGACAATGAGGCTGCACCAATTGAGCTAAAAGAGCAAGCCTTGCGCGAAGCTTCTCAACGTGAATCCACAATGGAAGCTGAAAAAAATGCTAACAAACTTGCGTCCTACAACGAATGGGCTCAAGCTGTTCAAAAAGCCAACAATGTCAACAAAAGCATCAGCGAACTCGGAATTGGCAAAAAGGTCGAAGTTCCTACGCCGGACAAATTTGGTCTAACGACCGCAGATGTTGTTGAAGCCCAACAGTCGTCACAGGATCCCGGGGTGCAGGCTGAAAACGAAAAGCGCCAAAAGCAAGCAGCGCTTGAGGCTCAACAGGCAGCCCAGGAACAAGCACGTCAAGCAGAACAGCAAGCACAAATGCTTGGAGCCCAAAAAGCACAAGAAGAACAAAACCGCATCGACGGCTTTATGGCTAAACAGAACAAAATTAGCCAAGAAATGCAGTCAGCGTACCGTCGCCAAATGGACGCAATTGACACCGAGCAAAACGCCCTAAGCGAAATTGATCCTGATCGCTTTTGGAACAGTAAGTCGACATTTCAAAAAATTCTCGGCGCAATATCTATCGGCATGGGGGCAGTCGGCGGAGCCTTAACCAAAACTGGTGGCAATGCCGCACTTGATATTATAAACAAAGCAATTGACAACGATATCAATGCCCAAAAGGTAAACAACGAGCAAAAAATATCTCTAAAGCAAAATGCCATCAAACGTGCTGCACTTGAGATAGACCGTTTGGCACAACTATCAAAAGACCAAGAGCGTCAGCAACAGATGTTAGCAGTCTCCGATCAACTAAAAGCTCAACAGGCGCAGATCGCCGAAGAACGTGCTAACAAAATGGCTTTGTCTCAACGTTTGTACTCTACCGGCATCACACCAGAAGAAGCAGATCAGTTTTTAGATCATAAACAGACTCAGCGAAAAATAGCACTCCCCGGAGGAAATTTTACGCTCGCCGGCTCCGAAGCTGCTGCCAAACTTTACAATACAGCTAACAAGGAATTAGAGAATGCTAAAACTATTACAAATAGCGTAATAGAACAGCTTGGCACCTATGGAAAACTTGATGCCGCCAACCCATGGAGTGACAAAAAGAGTACACTCGATGGTTCGTTGGAAACGTTAGTTGGAGCTCTTCGGATTCCTATCACCGGTCCTGGTGTACTGACTGACAACGAATATAAGCGTATCATGGGTAAGGTTTTAGGGGATCCTGCATCTTTTTTTACTGTTGGTTCTGTGGCTAAGGCTAAAATGACTGGACTACAAAATACACTCAAAATGATTGAACGCGCTAACCTTGAATCCGCGACCGGCAAAAAATGGCTGAACAACGAGGACAAACTGCGCATTAGATTGATTCAACAAGGTACCGAAGTTGATAAAATTGAGTCAATGGTAAATGAAGCTAAAAAACGCAACCCTGATTATTATAACAAGTAGGTTTTGTGGCAAAACAACGTGAACCCAAAGCATCTGATGGCGCTCAGGCATATTTCCGGCAATCCGAAATGGACGCCGTAGACACAAGCGCATCTGATGACGACATTGGAGCTGGCAACGTAGAGGAAAGCCTCGCCAATCAGTATGCCGGTGCTACCAAAATGCCAAAGTTACGCGAACCCAAGCCATCTGATGGTGCGGCTGAATATTTTCGCCAAAAAGATCTAAAGCCCAAGGAGCAAAGTCCGGTTGATGATATTATTGATCAGGATATTGCGTACGCTAAAGCCCAGCTTGCCGAACAGGAAAAATACGACAGTCAAAACCTTAAGGCAGCCGCTGCCGGTTTTGCCCGAGGAGCCATACCAGGCTCTGACCTGATTGCCACTAAGGCACTTGGTATTGATCCAGAAGAACTATCAAAACTCAAAGAATTTAATCCGACGTTATCCGGGGCTAGCGAAGCTGCGGGTTTTTTGTCTACAGCGCTTACTCCAGCAGCACCAGGCAAAATGTTACTTGGCGGCGCCGCAATTGCTGCTGAAAAAACTATTGCAAAACAAATCGCCAAATCTATTTATACGGTTGGCGAACGTTCATTGGCTAAGAAAATTGCCCAGCGTGCCATTGAGACCGGAGTCGCAGGCGGCGTCACCGGGGGCGCCCTGGGTCTCAACCAGTTACTCAATGAGCATGCATTGGGTGAAACCGATCTAAACGGCGAAAACTTGATAGCCTACGTCGGTACCGGTGCAGCTTTGAACGGTTTGGTTTCGGGCGCGTTTGGCGCTGGCAGCGCATTATACAAACCTCTAAAAACCGGAGTCGACGCTACAACGGGTCAAGCACGCAAACTGTTCAAGCGCGAAATCGACCCACTAAGAGCTATTGCCGAACTGTCAAACGAACTTCCAGCGGGCAAAATTAACGCATACGATGATCTGGTAAAAATCGGTCGTTCAGTCGAAGAATCTACCGAACTGGTCCAGAAGTATGCTAACGAGCGCTGGAAAATTAATCCGATAAACGAAGATGTTGAATCAATGTTGGCTAAAAATTCACGTGCCGGTTCGCAGATTAAACAGGAACTTGCAGGCACGTATGCCGCTGTTGACAAACTTACGCCCTCGATTACTAACGCTCAAGAAGTTCTAGGTGTACATGCTAATGCTCTGTCAAAATTCAAACAGCAAAATCTAGATCTATTTGATTCAAAAACTGCCAAAAACACATTACGATCTATCGAGCAGGAAGTTTTAAACCGTGCAGGACGCAAGGGTGCTGATTCGGCTACAAGCCTTTGGGATCTTGCAAAAACTTACGGCAAAAAGGGCAAACTAGCATTCAATGATCCGGTAGACGGACCGTTGAAGGCTAAACTTTATGCTCAGTTGTATGCCGATACTCGTGAACTTTTGGTGAACAATATTGAACGCGTTACTGCCGGCACCGCTCTCGAAGGCATAAGTGGCAAAATAGCCAAATTAAACCAAGAATACAGAATAAACAAAGTGCTACAAGACGGTTTGAGCAGGCGCGGATCTACCGGAAGTTTTGTTAACTTTAAAGATGCTATGCTTACTTTGGCTACCGGTGCCGCCGCTGGTCCTGTTGGAGCTGCCGGAGCCCTGTTGTCAAAAAAACTGCTGGATTCAGACGTCAGACGACGCATTGTAGTCCTGGGAACGACTAAAAAAGCCATAGATCGGTTTGAGAAACGTATGACTGGTTCATTTGATGCCTTTTTTGCTGGTAAAAAACTTTCGCCTACTGTATCAAAAGCTGCACGATTGGCTCTGGTTAACAGCGGTCTCTCAATGGATTCTAAGCGTCGTCAAGCCTCCAACGAACAAGAGGCATTCAAAAATATACGAGAAACCGTAGCACAACTTTCGGCAAATCCTGACAAACTAGCCACAAAGATTGCCGGCAATCTGATGCAAGTTGATTCAATAGCTCCTAATATGGCGGCATCTGCCAGAGACACTTTGTCACGCGGTTTTCAGTTTTTGGCTTCAAAGATCCCAAGAGATCCACGTTCGGGCACAAACATGTTTGGAGATGACGAATTTGAACCATCAAGCCTCGAATTGGCTCAGTTTAAGCGCTACGTCCAGGCAGTCGAAAACCCATATAGTGTCCTAGATGATCTGAACGAAGGCACATTGACTCGTGAGCATGTTGAAGCCCTTAGGGCGGTTTATCCATCGATCTATAGTCAACTTCAGCAAAAAGCCTTGGTATATGTGTCTCAGCGTCCAAAGTTGGACTATAGTCGCAAAATCCAAATTGGTGTGTTGCTTGATATACCCGTTGATGCTTCGTTGGCGCCATCGCACGTAGCCATGCTTCAGGGGCAGTTTGCAGCCCAAGGTCAAACGCCTGCCCAAATGAATCAGGCAAGTGCTGTAAAACCAAGCGCAAAGGGTCTAAGCGAACTTGGAGGCGCTGAGCGCTCGGAAACTCCAATGCAGTCTGCGGGCGCCGGCATTCAGGACTAGCTGATAAATGGCTATAGCAGAAAGACGTAACAGTTAGAACAAAAACATACTAGTAACTAGGTCCACGAGACCGTACCCAAAAGGAGTCCCCATGTCTCGTAAAAACGTTGTAATGCCCTACAAGATGTTTGACGAAGCCGATATGTCGGCAAACGCCACTTCAGACGTCACTAATGTCATAAATTTAGATAAAGCCTCTATTATTATTTCCTGGTCTGGTTCAAGCCCAGTTGGCGCCGTGACTGTCGAAGGACGTTCGTTTAGAGCCGGTGCTAAGCCCGTGGACTCTGGCTGGGTCACCCTGGATTTTGATGTTATTGCCATTTCAGGAAACTCCGGCGGACATCAGTTGCTGTTCAATGAATTACCTTTTTCGGAACTTCGCCTGCAGTATGCATTTAGTTCTGGTTCGGGGTCGCTAGATGCAGTCCTGGTAGCCAAGCAGGTGGGAGGTTAACATGGCAACTTTTATCTATCCACGCGTACAAATTGATACTACCGGTCTAGCCTTAGAGGCTACTCAGGTGCTAAATGAAGCACATTTGGACGCCATCGAGACCACTAGCGCTTCGGCAGACACCAAACTTACTACGACAAACCTTGAGCTTGTTGCAATAAACAGTGAGCTAGACAACCAGTCGGGACTCTTGGCGACAATCGATGCCGACACGGGTTCGATTGCTTTGTCGGCTACAGCCATCGAAGCTGATACTGGATCTATTGCCGCGTCATCGACCGCCATTGAAGCAGATACGGGCTCAATTGCCCTGTCGGCTACAGCCATCGAAGCAGACACCGGTGCCATTGCAACTTCCGTAGCCTCTATAGACACAAAGGTTGCTACCGAAGCAACATTAGCCTCCGTAGACAGCACATTGGACACATTAAACCTTAGACTTGCCGGATCATTGGTGCCGTTTGCACATGATTATATTGGTTTGACATACGTAACAGTCGGTAATGGGATCGGTGAAATCGAAACAGCCACTTACAAAACAGGCGGATCCGGCGGCACAACAGTCGCCACTTTGACTCTAGCCTACGATGTAAACAATAAACTGTCTAGCGTAACAAAGAGCTAATTATGGCATTTAAACTCAATCCGTTTACTGGTAATTTTGACGAAGTATCAGATTTATCAAATTTGGTAGTTGGTCCATCTAGCGCTACCGACAACGCCATAGCACGTTTTGATGGTACTACAGGCAAACTAGTCCAAAATAGTTTAGCGTCCGTTAACGACTCGGGGCAAATTTCTCTCGGCGCAGATGCCTCATCGGCAATGCACGCCGTAACCTATCAACAAATGAATACTGCCGATGGTCTACTGATACCATTGACACAAAAAGCAGCCGCAAACGGTGTAGCAACACTTGACGCAGGCGGCAAAGTCCCAGTAAGCCAATTGCCCAACTCAATCATGGAGTTCAAGGGCGTATGGGATGCTTCGACTAACACTCCGACGCTCGCCGATGGTACGGGCAATGCCGGCGACGTCTATCTTGTTAGTGTTGCTGGTACGCAAAATTTGGGCAGTGGTAATATAACGTTTGCTGCCGGTGATTGGGCAGTGCACGATGGATCTATCTGGCAAAAATCTGTTAACTCAAATTCAGTAGTTTCGGTAAACGGTTACACTGGTGTTGTGTCGTTGACCAGCAGCGATATCGCCGAAGGAACTAACCTTTATTTTACTGATGAACGCGCCCAAGACGCCGTGGGTGCTATGGTTGCCAATAGCGCTAAAGTAAGTTTGACATATGTCGACGGCACACCTTCGCTGACTGCAGACATTGTAGCAGGTTCACTGGTAGATGCTGACATTTCGGCAACTGCTGCCATTGGGTATTCTAAGCTTAATTTAGCAACCTCCATTGTAAACGGGGACATATCGGCGTCGGCTGCGATTGCCTATAGCAAACTTAATCTGGCGACTTCCATTGTAAACGGTGATATATCGGCATCAGCTGCTATTGCCTATTCTAAACTAAATCTAGCGTCCTCAATTGTAGATGGCGATGTTTCGGCGTCTGCTGCTATTTCGCTATCTAAACTTGCTGCACTAACTGCCAACAGAGCTGTTGTTTCTAATGCCTCTGGCGTTATGGTATCGTCTAGCGTAACAGATACCGAACTTGGGTATGTCAGCGGTGTAACATCATCTATTCAAACTCAACTAAACAGTAAAAAAGGTGAGTATACAACAAGCGCCATAACAAGCAATACCAGCGCCGCAGCGGGCGTAATGTACCTTGTTGGCACTAATACTGCTGCAATAACTGTTACATTACCGGCTGCTGTTGCTACGCAAACTCGCGTACTGATCAAAGATGCTGATGGAAACGCAATGAACAACAACATCACTATTGCTGGCGGCGGCGCAAATATAGACAACTCAAGTTCAGTAACAGTTAGCGGAGCCTATGAAGCAGTGGAATTGATCTGCGACGGCACCGATTGGTGGAGGATTTAATGGCTTTTTCTGGTTCTAACACGAAATTAATAGTCAATAACCGATTGCCGGATGCGCTTTTTGAACAAAACGTGTCCTCGGTTGTAACATTTGACGACGGCGCCTCGGCAACGCCTACTGACCTAACGGGCGGCACGGCATCATCTATATCGGTGTCACGAAACACATCGTCACCTCTTCACGGCTCCGCTGATCTACTGATTACTCGTGCGGCGGCAAATGCCCAGGGAGAAGGTGCTGCGATCGCATTTAGTCTTGACAACGGCGATCAAACACAGGTAATGGAAGTTTCGTTTAGCTATAAGACTTCGGCAAATTATGCTGACAATGACTTAGTTTTATGGTTGTACGATGTTACTAACGCAGTGCTAATCCAACCAGCAGAGGGTTACCAACTAAAGGCAGATCTGGTCGCAGGACGTCATCGGGCAATTTTCCAGGCTAGTTCAAACTCCACATCCTATCGGCTCGGGTTTTTCTGCCCAGTAAACAGCTCTACTGCCTGGACCGTTGAAGTGGACAATTTAGCAGTTAGACCTGCAGAATACCAAGCTGGTATGCCCGCGACTGACTGGCAATCTTACGTTCCCACCGGCTCTTGGTCTACTAATACAACCTATGCCGGCAAATGGCGCCGAGTCGGTGACTCTGCTGAATACGATATAAAAATTACATTGTCAGGTGCCCCTACCTCGGCATCGTTAGCTGTTAACTTAAATCCTGGGCATGTAATAGATACTGCCAAGATGTCCTATGGAGCATCAACAAATTATAACTTAGGCGAACTACAGATACTTGATTCTAGTGGTGGCAATACTTGGCAGGGTAAAGTCAGATATAGTGACACTGTGTCAATAGGTGCTGTATTCATGTCAGTGACCGGTTCAGAGGTGGATGTTTCAACAGTCAACAGTACATCTCCAATTACCTTTGCTTCTGGAGATACTGTTTATCTGAGATTTAAACTTCCAATTCTCGGCTGGTCTTCTAGCGTACTTATGTCCGACCAGGCAGATCAGCGGATTACTGTTGCTAGGTATTATCGTTCTACGGCGCAGTCGTTAGCAAATAGTACTGAAGTAATAATGGACTATAGCACTAAACAGTACGATACACACAGTGCAGTAACTACTGGAGCATCTTGGAAGTATACCGCGCCTACAGCTGGGTATTATAGAATAAATGCGTCTTGTGATATTGATGCAGCTTCTTGGAATATCGGTGAAGCTCATTACTTAATACTGTATAAAAATGGGGTTGCGGCAACTTCGCCATATCAGATATTAAATTTTGATGCTAAGACTGGCGTCGCTTCAGCGCGTTCCGTTGTAACCGGTTCCACGACTATATACTTAAATGCTAACGAATATATATCAGTGGCGGCTTTGCAAAACAGCGGTGCATCTGTAAACACCACAGCTGATGGTGGAAGCAATTTTATTGAAGTCGAAAAAGTGCAAGGTCCGTCGAGCATAACGTCTACCGAATTAGTGTCAGTGATTGCAAATAACGTCAGTGGTCAATCATTTACCAACAATACATACACAACAGTCACAAACTGGACCGAACTCCAAGATACCCATGCAGCGTTCGTAGCCAGCACTGGTGTTTTTACTGTTCCGATTGCTGGTACATATAGTCTAAACGGCATGATTTCTTTCAACTCAAACGCAACTGGTGTTCGAGAGCTTCGGATACGCAAAAACGGTGGAGCCCAAGATATCTTGTTTGATCGACAAGTTGGTTCCAGTGATGGTAATTACCTTAGTGGTTCAACAGTCATAAAGTGTAATCAAGGAGATACTCTACAACTTCAAGCATTTCAAAATAGCGGAGGCTCGTTAGCAATCATCGCCATCAACGAGTATCAACGATTCGAAATTACCAAAGTAGGAATTTAGTATGGCAAAATTCGGCGCAAAAAGTCTAGAAAGGTTACGAACTTGCCACGATGATCTGCAGCTATTGTGTCATGCAATACTTGACGAAATGGATATTATGGTCCTATGCGGGCATCGTGGCGAGCAAGATCAGAACAAAGCATTCGCCGAGGGCAAAAGTAAGCTAAAATTCCCAAAGTCAAAACACAACGTGACACCATCGTTAGCCGTGGACATCGCACCTTATCCGGTAGATTGGTCCGATATTGCGAGATTTGAACAGATGTGTGAAATTGCCGAACGTCTAGCTGACAAAATGGGAATAGAAATAAGACTTGGACGCGACTTTAGTTTTCGTGATCTGGTTCATATTGAGCTAGTAATCCCAAGGAGCCCAAATGGCTGACAATGGATCAAAAGGCTGGCTACAAGACGGCGCCGAACGCATCGTTGCAAGTTTGCCTCAAAAATCAGACCCACAGTCTCTCGGGGACAAAACCGCCACACGGTTTCAACAAGCTCAAAACCCATTAGACCAGTTGAAATCCGGCTATGACTCATTGATGCAACCAATCGAGGATCTAAATCAGGAACTACGCAATAAGGCTACTGAGTTTTTTGACCCCTCGGGCACAAAGCATTCTAGTGCTACCGGAACCGACGTTGCTTCAGCCGTTATTAACCGCATGTATCAGTCTCCAACGGGCGCATCCAATCCTTCATTGACTCGCTTGGCTGATCCGACACAAAACCCTGCAGTACCTATATTTGGTGCAGTCGCCGAAAACGCTCTTGATGTTTCAAACGTGTTTCCCGAGGGCAAAATCGCCAAAATTGCTAACAAAATTTCCCCCAAGGAACTCAAGGCAGTCGCCAAAATGGCAGACGACGCTCCAAACCCATTTGGTAAAACAAAAGTAGTCGAAGCACGCCCACTGGATCAGTTGTTTCAAGAAACGACATTAGCGTACAAAAAGCTCTCAGATCATCCATCTTTTGCCAAAGTTAGTCCCGAATCTAGGGTCAAATTTCTGACTCAAGTAGCCAAGGGCAACCCCGATGCTGTTTCTATGGCAAAAAAGTACGACATGGACGTCGGGCTCATTACAAATATTGGAAAAGACAAGGTTAATTTGGATTCAATCATGAAACGTTTAGAAGCCAAAAAGAACAAATAAATACTTATACTTACTATAACCGATAGACAGAAAGAGTCCTAAATGCGAATAGCCAATGATTCCCTGACCGTAAACAACGCCGAAGCCCCATTGTCACTTGGTGCAAGTTTTGTCACCGACGGTTTTTTCCTAGGTCATATAGTAAACTACAGCATCCAATTGGTCTACACTGGTACGCCAGATGGTACTTTTACACTCGAATGCTCTAATGACAAGGGTATCGAAGATCGAAAGCTTGGCGGCTGGGATGCCTCGGGAGTCACAAACTGGACTGAAATCGGCGGCTCGGCATCAATTGTTTCTGGCGCAGATTCGCTGGTATACGATGTTCAAAACGCGGGTTACCGATGGGTCCGTGTCCGCTGGACTCGCAACGCATCTACCGGTTCTGTAACATCTGCTCGTTGCAACGCTAAGGGAGTCTAAATGGCATACATTAAGCTTCCACCGAGCGGCGGCGGCACCGGAGCCGTAGACAGCGTAAACGGTTTAACCGGTGTTGTAGTTCTGACTAAATCATCGATTGGGTTAGGCAACGTTGATAACGTGTCAGATGCCAATAAGCCCGTGTCAACGGCGACCCAGTCAGCACTTGATCTAAAACAGGATGCGATTTCTGCCAACAACAATCAGTTAATCAGACAAGTAAGTGCCGGAGTCATGGGTGGAGCTACTGATCTATACATGACAAGTGGTGGCGGCGCCATTGATGCTACTCCGACGCGTCAACCAAATGCCGATGCCTATTCGAGCATAAATTATAACCGTTTGAATATCGAACCATTACAGGCTAGTCCTGATGCTAACTATGATCTTCATTTTAATCAAGTAAATCTAGATAACAACGATTCAGGGTTCACACAAGGCACCAACGGCTCTGCGGTCAAAATTCACAGTAACTTTATTAATCATGATGGCAGTGGCGACACTGGCGAAGTGGTTTTTACGACAAACAGTTTTGATCTAGGCAATGGCACTGATCCAATTAGCATTCGAGGCTTTAGCTACTCCTATGGGTTTGGACAACTAAATGCAAACGCTACCGTAAACGGTCCAATGCAAGGCTACGGTTTCCAGCCATCAGCGCATTCGTCGGTAGTTATTGACCCATCGGCGTATGTTACTGCGTTTTATGATGCTACGAATTTCCCTGTTGCGCAATCTTACCACACGTCATTCTCGGCATCACCAACCCTCGGATCTGTTCAGAACAATCGAAATTACCAAGCACTCCAAATTAATCCAAACATTACGAACTTTACGGGCAACGCCGGTTCAATAGGTGTCGGAATATTCGGTAACTGGGGAACCTATGGCACAGGATCTTTCCAAGGTGTTGTAGTTAGTCCCAATGTAACCGATGTTGACAGTTTTACCGGTATCGGCATAAATCCGAACATTACAACAAACGTTAATGCTACCGGTTTAAACATCGACATGTCCAATGTGACCTCTAGCGGATCTAAAGTCGCTATTGCAACAAACGGCGATGTCAACATTGGTGGTTCGCTGAGCTTTAGCGGCGCCCTTAGCATCGGCGAAATAAATGCCTATTTCTCCGAGTCTCTTAGCGACGGCGGAGGTACTCCATCTAGTGGACATTCGTTGGTAACAGCGCCATTTGTGGCTGCTAATGCGACTATTGCTAATGCAGACTACATCGGAGTCAATACTGCAGCCCTGATGACATTTGGAGCCAATAGCACAGTTACGACAAATCTGGTCGGTGTAGCCGCTCTGGCGCTTCCTGCCGTCGTAACTACGCACACCGGTTCTTCCGTTGACTTGGTGACTGGTGCGACTTTTGCCATCAGTCTAGATCCGACGAGCACCGGCGGCACGATTGATCAAGTGTCTCTCTGCCGTGCTGTTGCTGTTCCTAATGGCATAACAACTATTACTAAACTTATTGGCTACGAGTTTACTCTGCCATTTGGAGACCCCGGAATCACAACATGGGGTGTTCATATTACTGATGCTCCACAAAACTATTTTGAGGGCGCGGTAGTAATCGGAACAGGCGAGACTCCAACTAATTCGTCGGTAGGTCTTGAGATAAGTGGGGTAACTAAAGCCTTGTTGAATGCTCGCATGACAACTACCGAGCGCAATTCACTCACCGCCGTAAACGGTATGCAAATCTACAATTCTTCCACTGATAAGCTGCAGGTTTACGCTGCCGGCTCATGGGTAGACTTACACTAGGAGTCATTATGACACGTGAACAGGCGCGACAAATTCTAGCAGCAATCCCGGCGGTACCAACCCCCGAACAAATCACACAACTAAAACAGGCAATAAAAGTCCTTAGCAACCGTGGGCTCAAAGTCCCGTCATGATCTTGGAGTCCTAAATGGATGAATTTACCTCAAAACGTTTAGTAAAAGATGTAGACCAAATTAAGCGCTCGCTGGCAAACGTTGACAAGACTCTGGCGTTGCAACATGTTAGTTTGGCAGAACACATTAGACGCACAACATTACTTGAACAAAAACTCGAACCAGTAGAAAAACATGTTGAGCAAGTTCGCGGCGTGTTCAAATTTATTGGATGGCTACTTGCAGCTCTTGGTGTTTTGGCAGCTTATTTGGCGTTGAGGTAACAATGGTAAAATTTTTACGTGATATATTTAGCGATTCTTCTGACATTTCGTCTATCCGCGTTATGTCTTTCTTGTGTGTGCTGTTTTCTTTTGGCGTAGCCATGTACTCGCTGGTAAATCAAGCAGATCCGGAAAAAGTTGCCTGGTTAATTGCAGCTTTTCTAGGTCCTGCGTTTGGTGGCAAGGTCTGGCAGAAAAAAATGGAAAAATCTTAGCTCCCCCGGGGACTCCAGTTTCTCAGTTGCCACGGTAGAACATAAATAGACTACTATGGAAGAAACGTTCGCCCTTCACACCAAGCCATTTTCGGTCAATTCGCTTTATTACAAAGGCGGCTACATTAAGACCCAAGAATGGCGCGAATGGTCCAGTGGTATATTCAATCAATTGAGTTCTTCGGAAAATCAGTCAAAACTAGCCAGACTACGCGACGCGTTCAAAGCGTCAGAAAATCATGTTCATGTTGACATACTAGTCATCTATCCAACATCTAAATTCTACACTCAGAAGAACGAAGTGAGTGCACAGACGCAAGATGTGACTAATTTCGAAAAAACTATCGTAGACCTACTGTTCGATAATCAGTACCATACTTCGGCATTTCCGTATGGCTGTCCCAACTTGAACATAAATGACAAATACGTAACACGTTGCCTATCAGAAAAGATTGGACTGGGCGAAGAGAACTTTATGGTTATTACGATTCGCTTAGTGCCCGCAGTTAGCCGAACATTGGGTCTTCTAGATCATATATTACCAAAATAACTTCACCGGTAGTCGCATGTAGCCTCACCATTATAGGTCCATAGTGGTCGTGTAATGCCTTCCATTGAGCAGACGTTGTCGGCAGGGCTATATCGGCTATAGTTGCAAACTTTTTGTTCAACGCACGTTCAATAGTTGCTAGACGTTTCTGCAGTCGTAGCATATCCAATTTACAAATTTTCTGGGCTTTATCATACAAACGGGTCCATTCGGCTTTGTACTGATCGCGCTCAGCGAGTTCTACTGGCATTCCTGACATTCGTACCATTTTGACCATTTTGGTACTTTTGCGCTTTGGGCTTTTTTGTCCCTGAGTCATTATAATCTCCATGTGTTTATTTTTGAGTCTAATATATCCTGTAGGTACAAAGCTACTTTAGTTGTCTGATACTTCGGTACTTTGGGCTTTTTCCACAGGTTGAATTCTGCCAGTTCCAAGGTAGACACAATAGCTTTTATGGTAACTTCATTGCCCCGGACAAGACAAAAAGCCATATAAGCATTTTCTGACGGCAGCGAAATAACTTTGTCCGTTTTTTGAAACAGCCACGAAGCTCCGTAACGCTTAGCGGCATCAATGGTCTGAGCCTTCACATGCACATGTTTGTCCCCGACTGTCAAATCCGCCGCAAAGCTTTTTTGCCCCTGGGGATATATAGTCAAATCGGGCTTAGACGGCGCCAAACCTTTATCACTCAAATAATGCCAAAGGGCAAACTCAGCCATCGCACCAGTCACAATGTCCTGGCGTATTTTGTTTATAGAACTTTCGCCTCGAGCTACATACATAGACACCGAGCCTGCCATTCGCTTGTCGGCAAAATCATTACAGGTCCAAATGGTGCCGGGCGTCAACTGGATAACATAATTACTCATATTCACCTATGTAGACATACTGTGTTGTATAATACTGATAATTGGACGACACCAGCATCAAAAACAGTTTGTCGAATTTTTTGTCATACCATACATGCATTTTTGCGCCCATAGGATGTCCTTTGTACGTATAATTACACACTTTGCCACTGGCATTGTATGTATAATTACACACTTTGCCACTGGCGCACTTACACTAATGGTCATAACAATAACAGCAACAAGACCCAAAAGCTACTACCAATTGCAAGACCGGTGGCACGGTTTTTGGCAGCTGCTTCGCTGTCTATTTGTTCGTCTTTGGACACAATTAGTTCGTCTTGTTTTAGAATAACTTCGCGCTGGGCTTTGATTGCTTTTTCCTGCTCATCTACGACCAACGCGCATTCGTCGAGCAGCGTCTCACATTCGATGCTATTTGATGCTTTTAGTTCAACAACCGAATTACGCGATACGACTATCTCAGGAGTCTCCTTTTGGGCGATTTTGTCTGTAGAGGCGCAACCGCTCACGAAAATTAGCAGCAGACACACTAGCTTTAGCGACTTGTTCATTTGAGGACTCCTTTAGTTTAGTTAATTCGGCGCTCAATTTGGCGGATTTTGCGCCCATTAGCGCGGTGCTGATTTTGTTCCATAGTAGCACCAGTATGCCAATAACGGCTACAATGATTCCTGCAGTACCTAATGTCATTTAGACCCCTTTGTCAACATACGAACTATAATACGACCAAGCATCATACCAAGTATAAAAAACAATATTTGAAACAACGTATGACCGTCCATTAGGACTCCTTATAAAACAACAGTAACACAAAAAACAGTAAAAACCAAGTAAAACTCATTTTGGGTCCCCAGAGAACTTAGGACACCAGTGACTATGAAATCCTGTGTCCCCATAGGTAGAATCCGATCCACACTCGCACTTAGCGCCCCATCGTCTCTCAACGGGCTCTATAAGGTTTAAATCTGCCTCGCTGGCTACATCTGAACCAAACCAGTAGTTGTCGTATTCTATTCTATACAACGGTATACCCAAATGATTGAACCCCGATTGACCGCGAATGTCCGCCTTTTGCCCGGATGTCTTATGAACTACCTTTTGCCCGGGAGAGTATTTGTGCGCTGTAGCAATTATTGGCGTTGATGCTCCTGATGGAATAACACCAGGGTTAAACAACGGGAGTGAACGCTGCATGTCAGACTCACGCAAAAACCATGCCGAACCGTCGCCGCCAACTTCTTCGCATAAGCAGCCATCTGGGGTCCAGTCATGTACTACGACTCTGAACAACTTACCAACTGCGCCCATTGGGCTTGATGCTATCACTAAATCACCTTTGGCATACGGTCTCATTTGATGCCCCTTATCATTGTGCACATCTTTTGGTCAGTAGTTCATTAAGGTAAATCGGTGCCGCAAAGCTAGTCCCGGAACCTCGTATAACTTTATTCCCCGAACCTGCCGTAATGACCCCGGCACCCAAACGCCACGCAGTCACAGGACCATAATTTGACTTGACCCAGCGAGTGTTTTCTCGTGTCATAGCACCTACTGATACGATGTTTTTTAGTGGTTTGTAGTGCTTGTAACGCGCAAAAAGACCTAACGAGTTAAACATAGCCGGAAATGTAGGCTCTTGCGCCAGATCACGCCCTTCGTTGCCAGCAGCTACTACCACAGTACCATGAAATGCTGAAAACAACGAATATTCCAAAGTCAAAAAATCATCACCATTTAAGGAATAGTTTATGTAATCAAAGTTTTGACCGATTGCGACTTTCATACATTCGGCGAACCCCGAGAGACTATAAGTCGGACCAAATATTTTGCAGCTAGTTATTTCGACTCTGTCACATACCGGGCTGAGCATCGCAAGCTTATTGTTGCGCAATGCTAATTCGCCATTTACGATTAACGACGCTACTGATGTGCCGTGCCCAATAGAATCTTTGCATGACTCTACTGTTACACACGGGATTGATTTGCCTTTGAGCGCCATATGACTAATGTCGACGCCGGTGTCCAAAATCATCACCTTTATTTTCTGTTCTGATGTTACGCGCACATAGTTTACGTCCGATGATGCTATATCGGTTAAAGTCAAAATCATCAGTAAAACAGCAAAAAAGATCAAAGAAGCATAATTTATTGCCCGCATTTAGGCTCCTAACGGTTTACAAACATAAAAAGATCTGTTACCACGGTTGCTACTCCGATTATCAGTAATATTACTAGTAACAAAAGAGACAACACGGACACCAAAGCATCTAGCGGTTTCATCTAGCCTCCATTGTCAATTTGAACTTCACGGGACTAACAATATCAATAGTCGAACCACCAAGCCCCAAAAGGCTAACCTGTTCATCAATCGGCACTCGAATGCCCGATTGCAAAATGAGCGTCGTTAGCTTATAACCCTGTTGTGTCGCCATGAACTCATAATGCGACGTCGGCGTTACAATGTCTAAGGTTCCAGTGGCACCCCTGACGTAAATCTGGCTTGGCAGGATCACTGCAAAAACACATTCTGGGACTTCGAGCCTCGCAACGGGTTTATTAGTTTCAATTGACAGCTGTTCCGGACATGCTTTGGCGCAAGTTGACAACAGCGCTACAAGACAAAACCCAAACATAGCGAGCATATAGTTTCGCATGCTAAAAACCCCACTTATAGCCTATCATAGTTTGTTTGCTATCAAATGTCAATGACTTTCCGGCGCCAACCGGCAAAACAGCCGTCCCGTTGGCGGCAGTAGCCCCCACAGCGACCACCGTAGACATAAGGGGATATTCGCCGGCAAAATGTTGAGTTTTCTGAGTCACAATGCGCTGTATGCCTGATTGTTCATAGTAGGCTACGGCAGAGTTCTCGCAAGCAGTTGTGGTCGTTTTGAGGCACACGGTTAGCACAAAAAGTTCTAGCATAAAACCCCTAGGGCAGAATATGCCCCCAGGGGTATAAAGTCAACAAATTATTTAAGGTCACCGTAACGCTTGCCAACAACCGGGACTGCTGTTAACGGAACCGACAACTGTACAGTGTTCTCCATTATATCCTTCATGACCTTAGACACTAGGTCCGCCTGATCTGCGTCGGCTTCGAGGCACAATTCGTCATGGACCGTCATGACCAGTCTAGCCTTGAGCCCTTGTTGCGCAATTTGCCGCGATAGTTCCACAGATGCTCGCGTAACGACCGAAGCTGCCATCGACTGAATCGGGAAATTTAGCACCGTGTTAACCATCCCCCAGTATTGGCGTTTTAGGTACTTCATTTCGTCATACACTTTGGGGTTGTCGCTGTATTTTTCCCAGAGTCTCAGTGAGTTCTGAAAGTCCCGCGAGTGTACCTTGTGCAGTTTAGCTAGCATCGGCACTCGGCGTCTACGACCACCTTTTGAGTCTACATAGCCCAGAGACTGCGCGCTGTCCAAAATAGAATCCATTCGCGCTCTGAGCTTTGGGTACGCCGCAAAATACCGTTTACTAATGCCTTCGGCTTCTTTCTCACTGATTCCTAATACCTGAGAGAGCTTATATGAACCCATGCCGTAACGTAGCCCCAAAAACCATTCTTTTGAATCTTGACGCAACTGCGGCTTGTGAGTCTTCAGAAAGTTTGGGGCTTTTTTGTCCGCACTGTACTCGGTAAGTCCCCAGACATCTATTGCCCCTTGGCTATACGGATCGTATTTTTGCCGCACCATGTTTAACAACGTGTCATCACCAGCATCATCTGCAAAAATAACCACTTCAAGAGCGGAATAATCAGCGCCCACGAGCACCTTGCCTTCTGGAGCTACAAAGAAATCTCGAATCCTATTTACGTAATCTCTGACCAGTGGTGAATCAGTGGACTTATCGTCTTCTGGGTCGACTTTTTTTGGTAGTTGCTGCAAGTCTGATGACATTCGTCCGGTAGTCGTAACATGCTGACTAAAACGTGCGTAAAATCTGTCGCCGTCAGTCTCAATTGCATATCTATCTACATAGGTGCCTTTGAGCTTTGTAATTCGATTGTAATCTAGCAAAAGTTGAACAAACGGGTATTTTGCCCTCACGGAGCTCAAAAACGTGTCATCAATTTGGGGTTTTTTAGTCTTTTCAGTATATGACAACGGGGTCTCATTGAGCTCATCAAAGAATATTTTAGACCAGTGTGGTTTGCTGTTAATATTAAATTGATCTTGGGACCCGTTGAGCGCTTCTTGCACCTTACGGACTACATCAGACGGGAGTTGGATTTTGGATTCCATGAACAGTCTAAATTCGCTGTCAGCAGGCAACGACGCCAAATTTTTAGCAGTAAGAGAGAAATTCCCAGTCGGTGTTCGGGGCAGATCTAGCCCATAGTGACAAGCCAACTGCTGCACAAAAGGACCAGTTTGCTTCACCGGGAATTCTTTGTTTTTCCACCATGTATCAAATTTAGTCCTGTGGGGTGCAATCTGACTCCGGATCTCCGCATCTAGACGCTCAAGGTCTGACGCCATTTCACTTTGGGTTCTTTTGATAAGTTCTAGATCAACCGCGATCCCGTTAGCTTCCAAAGGAATAGTTACATAACGATAGCATGGCATGACCTCGTCGTCGTAGTAGAATTTTGCGAGCCCGTCGGCGGTCAACTGATCTACATAATGCTTATTTACCTTGATGGTCAGATTAACGTCTTGCTCGGCGTACTCAGCGACCGTTTGCAACGAACCAAGCCATACATGACCTTTAGTGCCACCGGCAGCTTCAATTTCGGCAGTCAAACGGTCCTGCTCGTCAGACGCCGACAAACCGAACAACAAAACACCCTCGGCTTTCAAACCTTTCCAGGAGTCCGATTCTTCGTTTGCTGTATGACGTGCTAACTGAGCCTCGGACCAAATTGACCTTGCCAGATCTACACCAAAATACGTATCAGTGAATCTCACGTCAAAAGAACCGTTAAAAGTTATAAGTTTTTTAGTTTTAAGTTTGGACAAAACCGCAACGCACTGCGCTTTAGTCAAGTAGTCTACAAACTCATTATTCACTAAATGCTTGTGCGCAAGATAGAACGCGTTACGACCATCAGAAACAGCAAAACCAATAACCTGCCCATGACGCGGGTTTACTGCCTGTTCGGGTTTGGTCAGATCACACGGTGAAGTTTCTATGTCAAATGCCAACTCATCGACCGAATCTAGCCATTTGTGAAACTTTAATAACTCCGGATAACTAGTAATAAGCATATAATCCTTAAAAAAACCCCGGCACCGAACGGCGACCGGGGACAACTAATTGTTTTATCTAGATGCTGATACTAGGAGCTTTGGTGATTACTGGGCGACTGCTACGTTGAAGCTATGGGCAGACTTGCCGGCGTTTGCACCTTTGGTTATTTTTTCTTTACCAAGATACGACACCTGTACAATGTCTCCAATGTTAACTAGAGACAACTTGTACTTTAGGCTTCCGTTGCCATTAATTACAAGAATCTCACTGTCTGTCTCAAACTTGTAGTCGTCTTTTTCAGTCATTGGGTTCGGAACGGCACCGAGATAAACACCTTCAAGAATCAAACCAGTTGTTCCTGAGGAAGCTAGTTCGCCGGGGCGAATAAATCTGATAGGCTTTGCGTTTTCTGCTGCGATACCCACCTGTTTAAATACTCGTGTATTTGCTGTTTCTGCTGTTTGCGACATCTTTTTCTCCTTGGGAACTTTGTCCCGGTTATGCTCTTTTGAGCTTTTATAGTTTATCGTAATCTGTTAATTGGATCGACTCGAATTGACAGTTTTCATCATTTGATCTAGCACATCAGATGACTGTTCAATTAATGCTGGGGGGTCTACCAAACGACGATTATCTGTCCCAACAGACCATTTTTGCCAATAAATCAACATAGCACAACGCGCCATTGCATGTCCTAAATGTGAGACACCGCTGTCAGACGCAACATCTTCACCACTTGCAAAAGCATGAACATGACGCAGTAACGAATCAATACACTGACTCCATTCGATATCCATTGTAGTAAATGAGTTGCGCCCATATTTGCGGCTACCGTCAGCAAACGCGTCAGCACATGCTTCTAAAGCCTCTATAGGAACCAGTGAAAGTTGGGATTTTGCCATCAGTGTAATACTCCTTTTGGTTTTGGTGGGTTTCGCCATTTGTCAATTAGTCCTGTGAGCACATTACGCTCCTGATCAGTCAAATCAGTCACCATTAGAGCCTCCAGGACATTGATAATTGCTTCGACCTCAGACTTCGAGAATACCATCCGGGACCTCTGTTGGCGGCTGATCTAGTTTCCAGTTGCCGCTTTCTACACATTGTTTATATAACTTTAACGCCTTTATGACCTGCGCTTCGCCTTTAGCAATCGTAGCATCAGACGCTTTATAAACATGACACAGTAAGCTTTTTTTGTCTATAACCAAAAAGTAAAAACTAAATTGTTTTCCGTAAACCTCACGAGCTACCATTGCATAAAGTGCTGCTGATAGATCATATGAAAAGTTTGATATTGTAAGTCTAAAACTATCAACATCGGCGGGCATTCCGGTAGTTTTTACGTCTACGATTATGCCGTCGTCAATGTTTGCCCAGTCTAGGCGTGCTTTGACCGGCACTCCCATTAGCTCGGTGCACAATGTGTGTTCCGGCAGACCTTTTTTGATCATCGAGACCGCTTTGGGATTGCGTTTGTACGCCTCAACATACTGAGCTACCCGAACTGCCTGTGGGCGACTGATAACCATTTTGCCTTTGTTGGCTTCCTTAAACAGTATAAAGTCTTCGCCGCTTTTGCGCATTCCGGGGTAAAATGCGTACTCCTTGGGGACTTGTTGGGGCTCAAGGATGTACGAATGAGTCAACGAACCCTCGTCAAAATGATTACCAACTGAAGCTTCTTTGATCCCTAGGACTTTTTCCTCGTAGAACTGCTGAGGATTTTTCAACAAGGTCTTTAGATTAGACGAACTAAGATACTTTTTATCAGCATGGTACTCACTGTTGGTACAGTGGTTCACTCCGTTGATTAACATAACCATCCTTTGGTTAATTAGCGTTCAGTCAGTATATCATTCAGGGCTCGCCGGATCCACTTGAGGAAATTCAACGCACCATACTTGGCGCCCGTCCACCAATGGTTTACGTATTTTGAACTTACTGGGATACATTTTTTCTAGTTTCTGCAAGGCACCTCGACCCGGTTTAACTTTCGAGCCGAATTGCATTTCAACCAAGTCTGATACTTCTTGGACCTTTAGGCGCTTGCCGGCATTCTGCGGAGCAAACTCATCTAGGAACCAATCATGCCATGCAAACAAAGTCGCAGCCCGGACCTCTTCTGTTCTATCCGACTTAAATACTTGTAGCATCTTGTCGTCATCGATAGGTCTATAGTACAAATACCGCGCAAGTTTCTCGATGTTATCCTTGTCAGTTAGAGCTTTGATCTCTTTCACATCAAACACTGTGGTAAGTCGTTGATCAGTTAAATTTACGATGCTAAACCGACGGTCATCACTGGGTAGTCGCAACGAGTCCATGTTGTTGCTGCTGAAGTAAAAGGATGCATGATTGTTAATTACTTCGGCATCTTTACCCTTGGCTTCGATCTCCAGAAAGTTATTCACCAGCACCTTCAGGCGTTCTTCTTCCTTTTGGTCCTTAACGCTAAATTCGTCACACGACACTATACGGCGATGCTTGATCTGAGAATTAAACCGTTCTGCCAGGATTCGGTTTCCTGTTTCGATAAAGTTTGATTCGCCCACTACGTTTTTCATTATCTCGCCCAAAGTGCCTTTGCCCGCCCCAGGAACACCAATTGTCGTCAGAATACAAAAGTTTCGTTTTTGCAGCGCGTTAGCCATCCAGTCTAATGTATATTGGTAGCTCGCAGCATCCCCTGCCACCAAATGGGTAAAAAATCTGTCATATATCTCTGGCAACTCAGTCTCGGGCTCAATGGGCACCGAACCATCGCTATAAAAATACTCTTCTTGCCATACGGGAGGCTGATACAAGTTATAAAACCAGTTGCCATTTGGATCTTTGTAAATTTGTTGTGGTCTAAACGGATCATATTTGAATCGGCACACAATATATTTATCTGATATATCAAGTTTTGGATGCAACACGTCTTTAATACGTTCTTTGGTCACTATTTCGGCTTTGCGGGTTCGAGGATCTATCAGATAGTCTGTTTTACTGTTAATCTCCTGAACTATCTTGGACCGCATTATTTGTTGTATAAAGTCATAATTAGGAAAGTTGTTAACTTGTTCAAAAACAATAGACTGAATATCATTAGAATCTAGCTGATCACCAAAAGCCGACCGCATTTTACTGATGATGTCTGCCTGAGGCACTCCCATACGGATAAGGGTCTTGGTCCGATCCTTGATGGTTGAAACAATCGATGATAATGATGGCGTTGGAGTCACACAAGCTCCTTAAAGTTACATGCGTCTTCGATAGCCTTACTGATACGCTCCCTAGGATACCCGTTTTGGACCAAATGGTCAACTGTCAATCGATTAAATATCTGATGAACCAACTGCCTGTTTGCACCAGTAGAGTCAATCAGCCATAGACATAATCTAAATATTTCAGGGTAATTACCATGCCCCATGCCGGATGACCAGTATGATGGGTATTTCAGCTGATAATGAAGCTCTGACGGCATTCGTTTGAGGGTCTCTTGTTCGTCTAATGGCTCAGTGTCGTAAGTCGCATGCACCGTTTGGCGCCTTAATCCCACACGGTCTAATGCTACCAATTGGCTCAGCTGACTAGTCTGGAGCATAGACCCAATATAGACAATCGACTGCTCCACTTGATCTCGCATGCCACCAGGCGTCCTAGAAAGCCTCGAAGGGTTCTGGCACGCCCGGTCAAACAGTTCGGGCACTCCTACAATCCGCTCGAATGCTGTAGCCAAGCCATGCCACACATCTTTGTAGCGTTGAACGCCTTCGGTCGTATGCGAACCCTCAAGGGGCTCAACAAGTGACACAATGGCATGATAGGACTTTCCGCCACTAAACACGATGGACGCCACATAAGGCTTCAGCTGTTCAAAAATTGCTAACTGGTTCGCCAAAGGCATCGAGTCTATCTCAAACAGAAAGTTGCGCAGTTTGGTCACATTTAGATCAGACCGGCGTCCGCCGTTCCTAAACGGCTTAATAGCCCCGTCAGGCGATTTGACATAGTCAACCAGTGGATCTAACGGGTTGATGCAGTAAAACGGCTCCTGGAGGCTTTTAGACGGCATCGGACGAACCTTGGTCGCAAACTCGTCGCCATAACAGATATAATCATTATCGGCAAAGAGCAGCGCAAAAACTTTGTCCTGAGTCATTGTTCACATCCAATTAACATCAATAGTACAGGTATACCGACTAAAATGCAAAAAAGAAAACTCCCCTAATAAGAAATAAGATAATACATACTAACTTTTTTTTCTTTAAAGAGAAATATATATAAATACTATAACAGATATCAAACACTTAGACGCGTACTGTCAAAAAGTTCGACATCTGGCATAGTCATATATCCCCCTCTAACCCTGCGGAACTACGTCCACCGTATACCAGTCCCATACAGCCATATATCTGACAAAAAACGTCACTTTTTGTCGTTTTTGGCTAAATTTGACCGAAAACGATCCACCAAGGCTGGCATGTTCAGTAAATCCATCTTGTGGCTAAAGGCTACTGTACCAAGTTTTTTCACCGTTTGTCCAAGTAGCTCTAACGGCACAATCTGCAAATACTGGGCTAAATTTGCCACATACCCCTCAGTTTCCAAAAACGCTGGATTTGACGTCAATTTAGCAACTAACTCGTCAATCGGGGCTGCCATCAGATCAAACCTGACTGTGTCCGTTTCAAGCTCGTTTAACAGTTTTCGGGCTTCTTCCGGTTTGGTTAAAATTGTCGCAAGCTTTAGACGCTTTGTTTCGGCACGCCGGAAGTTCATAAAGCTTATAGCCGCTGTGGCGCCCAAAATGCCTTCATAAAGCTCAAACCGCACTTCTTCTGACAGTTCTTCGCGTTCTAGGGGTCCAATCATGGTGTCATATGATCGATTGTCCGGCGTTATCGTTATGTCCACTTTGGATCCGCGTTTACTCGTCAATTCTGGATGTACGCGCACAAAATCTGCAACACCCAAAAACCCACGGGATTCAAGGTAAGTCACAAATTCAGCCGTATCAGGTTCTAAGGTCAAATGACAAAATCGGGACATCCAGGCAGCATCTGATGTATCCGTGACGGTAAACGAATCTCCATGGTTCCCTGCTGCTACTATAGACCATCCGGCGGGCAGCCTGTGTCTATGAATTGTTTTGCTGGTGATAAAACTAAACATCGCCTGAATCACGTCGGGCGCTGCACGATTCAATTCGTCCAGAAAAATAATACCCCTGCCGCCTGTAGGTAACCATTCAGGTCTTGCATGAGCCACCGTACCATCAGGCTGCTGAACGAGCAATCCCACCAAATCCCCGACTTCCTGGGTCGCAAGATGCAAGTGTACAAACCCCATGTCCTGGTCACGAGCTACCTGTTCAACTGATTGACTTTTTCCGATTCCTTGGGCGCCCCAGACAAACGGGACAATGTTATTCCTGAGCAAAACTGGCAAAGTGCGCTTAAATGTACTGATGTTCATTATACCTCCGTTTGACCGTCCTGGTGTATAACGCACATCTTGTGCTTTTATGACTCTTTATGACCTTTTTAACTTTATGACAAATTGGGCTTAAAGTCTACAACTTTTTTCTTTTTACGCTCATTATGACTGCCCGACTCCATCTACGCTATATGCTATTTGATCTTGCGTATAACAGATCCTATAAACAAAAAACGCTAGCCTCTTTTCTCTTACTGTTAATAATTACCAGATGCCATAATAAGACCTGATGACAATAAACCAATCAGTGTCATAGGGGCGCCTAATCATATGATTCACAAATGCCCCAAATCGTGTAATGCCCAATATGACTTAATGATCCTAATCCATGTTAATCTAAGTTCGACGTTTTGTATGACAAAACTCGTTGGAGTCAACTCCCACCCGGAAGAATTTATTCTGATAAATGGCTGTCTAATCATATGATCCCCCGGGGCATAAAATCGCCTAGTCTGCTGCCGGAGCCGAACGTTGCAACCAATAATCCGCAAGCGATGAGTAAACAAAATTATCCACAATGACAACCGAACGTCCGGACTTCCATTTGATCGCTGGCTCATCAGGGCTTCCCACGTCGCCATACGGACCGTATACAATTTTCTCAGGGCGTTCGCTAACTATACACAGATCATCAAAGCACCAGAAAAAACCCAAATTATCCACTGTAGATCTCATGAGCTTAATACGCTCCATATGTTCTGGCGTTTCGATGTAACTTTCTACGTACTGTTTATCAAAATTACCCAGATGCATATATCCTACCATTGAAACTATCTGATCTACTGTTACATCTTGTTTATCATAGGAATACTGTGCCGCCTTTAGTACCCCATCAAAAACATCTGATGCTATTACGATTTGTGGCATTTTTTTGCCATTATGGGCATAAACCGCTTTTACTGTTTCTGCGACCTTTGCGGCGTCTAAAGGTTCTGTTGAATAGATTGCATCGTTCTGTTCGGACATTTGATCTCCTTTGGTTTGTTAACCCTTAAATTAAAGCGTAACAGTAAAAAAGTCAACATTTTGTTTCGTGTGGCGCTCATTATGACTGCCCGACCTCAGATCGATTATACGCTATCTGATCTAGCGTACAATGGAGCTCAAAGCTAATCGCGGTGACCCCTTCCCATCGCAAGGGCTCCGCTCTGTGCAACTGTTCAATATAGCCCAGCCCGAATTATAAGTTCCCAGTACCATTCAGACGATACAACAGTTACAATACGCGTTTTTATCACTGCCCGCCCCCAAATCACCCACCCATAGCTATAAGGTTGCCTAATCATTTAATGCCCGTTTGCCTAAAATTATTAAACATGACCTTGAAATGTCAAACGAACTATACCAGCTAGTTTTCGTCTTAGCCAATTTCGGTCTGCCGCTGATTTTCCTATGTCAAGAGGCAAACCAAACACGAGGTGCCAACTTACCCCAAAAGGTCGTCTAATCATTTAACTCCCCCATGACTGTTAATAACCGCGTGTGCTTAAAATAAACCGCCACAACAAAATCAAACGCCACATCCAGCGCTGTGTAACAATCGCATCCTCGGGACCTATCTATCCGTTACGATATTCCCGATGTACTACCCATGCCTGTTTCATTTGGTCCTCGGTTGTCTAAAGTCTATGTTATAGTAATACCTAAGCACCGCAGACTTCCACCGCCGTTGTAACCGAAATCTTCTCGCGGATGACGCGTTCAGTTCAATCGGTAGGCTAGGTAATGTCCATTCTCTAAGTTTCCAATCATTTCCCCAAGGTTGCCTAATCATTTAGTCCTCGTTTGCCCAAAGTTATTTAGTCCCCATTGGTGCAAAACACTTCGCCAATGCAAGCGCCATGTGTAATATATTATCTGTCGCAAGTGAAGTCCTGTTATGTTGATTGCCCGAAATGGTTGTCTCACTGCTAATCCTTATTTGCATAAAACTTAAAATAAACTCTAATAACTGCTTCCCATAGCCAATAGCTTTCTATTTTAGGTTTCAATTGTGGCATACGCATAGCCAGGTCACGGGTCTCAACTGACCACCACGGTTCACGGTAAAACTGTAAATTCATCTGATGCTCCGTTTGCCCAAAATGCCTCGTTTGCCCAAAATGCCTCGTTTGCCCAAAATGCCTCGTTTGCCCAAAATCATTTGATGACCTCGAAGCTCTGATAACTAAAATATAATATGCAAGCTTCTGTCCATAACAGGTTAAGCAGGTCAACTTTGACTTCATATGTTATTGTGCCATAAAGAGTCCATGTTTTTCTCGTCATATGATGCCCTGGTCAACAAAACACCTAACGACGACTATTTCCCACGTATAATTGAATGATATTTTTGGCACTGACGTTCTCCAGAGGTTGCGCTGTTGCCACAATTCTGAATACAATTTGTTTATCCACGGTTCCTTTATCATTTAACCATCCTTTGCCAAAAATCATTAGCCGCCCATTGGTACACTCTATGATCAAAACGAATCTTCCATAGTAAATAAATAGGATGATTTGCGGAGTTTGCTCCTTTATAGTAATAGGCAGCAAATGGCTTTCTAATCATTTGGACTCCATCGGTACAAAGTTTGCCCCCACCTATTGCGCAACGTGTACATAGGTTGCCGCACTCTCCCTCCAACCGGTAATCCATATCTTGTAAAAAACGGTCGCCTAATCATTTAGTCCTCGTTTGCCCAAAATGCCTCGTTTACCCAAAATGCCATTCACCATGGGTTTTTACGCCTAAATATATTTCTATAACGTCCCGCCAATCACAATATTCACCATAAAACAAATTAGCATACTGGTCATTCAGAAGCATGGAACGCACCGAATGTTTAGGCACCAAAAGCAACGGACGTCTAACCTTAGTCATTTAGTCCTCGTTTGCCCATAAACATCAAGGCGCACAATGCCCCTCCAATACCACCAAATGGTAAACATTGGTTGCATCTTAATATTTGAGTTGTGAAACTTCGGTAACCATCCTGCACTGATCCAGCATTTCCTGATCATTTAGTCCCCATTTGCCTAGTTAGCGCTTGTTGCTCAAGGCGCACAATGCCTCTCCAATACCACCAAATGACAAACATTGGTTGCATCTCAATATTTGAGTCGTAAAACCCCGATAACCATACTGCCCTGATCCAGCATTTCCTAATCATTTAGCTCTCCTTTACATAAAAGCTGTCGGATGACCAAAATATCCTAAAACACAAAAAAGCCATTTGTTGCGTCTACCTAATAGATCATTAAACGATGTATTTTTCCTAATCACATTAAAATACCATTGGTGCGTATGATCGGTCCAGGGTCGTTTAATCATTTGGTGTCCTAGGAGGGTCTAAAGGCATAAAATCTGAGATATCCATTAGCATCGCCCAATTGTAAAATATACTGTATATAGGCTGCCCCACTGTTTCAACTAAATACCAAGGTCTCCATGGTTTCCTCGTCATTTAGCACCCACATGATCCAAAGTTACAAAGCACGATAAGCCGAAGCGACCAAATCTGAATAATCATCAAATTCGCTTAATGCAAACACATTCATCTTTTCTAGTATGTCTTGACGTGTAGCCGCCAATATAGCCTGACGCCGCCGCGACTGCATCATTAGCAATTCGTTCAACGTGAGCAGCAAAACAATGCGTATATCTAGACTGTTTAGCTCAGTGTCCGCGTATGCCTGATTATGCACAAAAATAGATATAGATGATTCAAATTCTGCCAAATTACCTTGGTAAGCCAACGAGGCTGCCGCAAAATTTTCTGCCAGTAACGACGCCGTGTGACGTTCAAGCTTGCTCGATGGGTAACCACATGTTTCAAGTTCATCTATTGGATTTTGCATCATTTGAGCCTCCTTTGGTAGACTAGCTCAATGAATGCGTAATGTCAAATTTTATCGTGTGGTCTTCAGCAAAGGTCTACCGTTTTTAGCTTCCTATGTCAATTATACGCTATCTGATCTTGCGCACAATGGACTTTAAAGCTAATCGCGGCGACCTTTCTTCCTCGCAAAAGCTTCGCTCTATCTACTGTTCATTATAGCCCTAATTGCCCTCTCCCACGAAAGTTGGCGCATTAAAAATATTTTTCGACGTTTTTCGATTTTTCTCTCTATTCTCCAGCATGTTATACAAAGGCTTTGTGCCAGATCAGTCCAGACATTTTGCAAATACCGTGCATCCTCATGTTTTCCACAACGATTTTGGTACAAGTAAACTTCAAATGGTTTTTTGCGCACGATGTCATCCTTTGTTCTAAGGCGCCAAACGCAAAACGCGCCCAAAACCCACCGGCGGTTCTCCACCACCTGCTACAACCCATACGACGGGCGCCCTTGGCTTCAGGGGTTCGTCAGCCGAGTCCATGTCACCGAAGTACAAAATCATGTCTACCTGTTCCTGGTCGCATCTGGCTAGTGCCGGTCCGTAGGCTGTGCCGCCGTTGCCATAACGTTTAGCCTCGAATTTAGCCCCACTTTTGACCCATTTGGCGTTTTGAACTTCCGAATCTGCGTCTACTATAAACAGATCAATATTCATTTTGTGAAGCTGCTTGATTTCGTTAAAAAAGTCTGTAAACATTTTGTCATTCACTGATCCAGATGAATCAACACATACGCCAAGCTTAAATGTCCGTTCTTTGACTACCCCTGGCACTGGTAATTTAAACCGTCTGTTAATGCGTTTATAGCTCACTTTGCGCGTTGTGATTCGTTGACTTAGGACAATGTTACGCAAAAGCTGTTTCCATGGTAGCGTAGCAGGTCCATCAGGTGCAATAAACTTTTCCAAGTACGCTGGTACATTGCCAGCCGCCGCACGTGCCGCTTTGTGCGCCAACTGCTTAAGTGCTGCACGCTCAAACGCATCTAATGGCTCCCATTTGTCATGATCTCCGTGAGGTTTTATGCCACTTGCTGCCAACTTGTCCACGTGCGGTTGAAATTGTGCATAGTAATAATCCCATGTTTGCAACGGTTCTAACTTACGCCCCAATGACTGCTCGCATTTGTCCAAGGTTATACCATTGTCATCAAGCCCCACAATGTGCTGGTTAATCGCCAAATCCATTGCAATATTAACTGTCATTCGATTTTCTGCAGACATTGCCCCCGTGTCGTTACAATGATCTAACAACAAATGCATCATTTCATGTTTTATTGTCGCCGTAAATTCTGTCTGAGTCAGCGAGTCGGCATATGCCCGATTAATCCATAGTTGCGCCACACCTTGAGAAACTGAAACCCCCATGGTCGGACATTCTCGGTCTGTTAATTTAACCTTGCATCCAAGGACAAAATGTGCATAAAACGGTTCGCGACCTAACAAAGTTATAATAGATTGTCTAAGTTTTGCATGTACTGATTCATTGGCTGCTTGCTGGTTATTGCTCATTGGAGATTGCCTTTCGTTCTATTACTAGCTTCATAGCTTCTAGCAAACTTTCTTTGAGGTCTAAAGTGTTTAGGCGCCACTTGTCAGCATACAATTCATAGCTCAAATACCATTCTGCGACTGTTTTTGCCTCGGTGTTCCAATGAACCAATCCGTTTGGCAAAAGATACATACCCCCGGGGAGCCTCCGACTTACAAGCTTAATTGTTCCCGGGTTCCAGTTTGGTTCTTTGTGGTCCAATATCAGATCATTAAGCAACGTCCTGGTAAAGTTAGCACCAGTTAGCGTGGTGTTAGAAAAATCAGTTTCTATGCACGCAGCGTCTGACAAATCAACCTTTGCCATGTTTGCACCTGATAGGTTTGTTTTGTGTAGTTGTACTTCTCTCATGTCTGAGCCGTATAACTGCCCATTAGACAAGGTTGCCTCTGCTAAATATACTCTTGTTAACTTACATCCTACTAGATCCGCTTTTGGCATATACACCTTGCAAAATCGGCATCTAGTCAAATCTTGCCCGCGAACATATGCCGGTCTACCTTGGTCTTTATTGGCTAACCATTTGGCGTGCTCTGCTATGATTTGCTCAAATTCTGCGTTAGTCATTTAGTCCCCCCGGGTTACAATGAGTCGCCTAGTCTCTCAAAGTCACAAGTTGATTTGGTGGCATATACCGTTTTACCATAGCCGCATAGTGCATGCAACGTTTTATGCGCTTGCTGCTCAACGAACCGTAACCAACATTATACCTACACCACCATTGGTCTTCGTGTGCATATAGACGCTGTATACGCTGCAAGATTAGTGCCGAGTGTGTCAAATTGTACGTCGGATCTGTTGTCAAACGATGCTTATCAAGCCCCAATGAGCGTATATTGCGTATATTAATCTGACCCAATCCATAATCCTGAGACCTAAGGTTGATTGCATTAACCTTAAACGAACTTTCCTGGCGTATAATAGCTTCAAACAACTTTGGGTCTATGTTGTGTTGGAGGGCTATTTTGTGCACCAACCGCACCAAATGAACTTCCGCAGTAGAAGAAGGCTCCGTTTTTAGCTTTGAGGCATCGGCAAGAAAGTCAGGACGCGTTTTTAGTTTTGGGACATTAGTAGGGAAAGAAGGCTGCGCGATTAGCTTTGGCGCCACAGCTGGCAACCGTGGCTCTACTGTCCCAAAAGGCTGCGCCCAGGTCTGACTGATTAGTAAAAGCATTATTAGCCGTGTCATACAGTCATCATAACACAAAAATCGCAAAAAGAAACAATTAAAGTAGACTTTGTTGGCATAGTTAGTGCATACTGAGCCCCAGCACCATGATTTATCATAAGGACATTAAATGACTACCAAGCCCAAAAATGTACGAAATTTGCAAACAGGCGCCATTAAATCAAAAGAGCAGCTAAAGTTCGAAAAACTACAAGCCAAATGGTACAAAAAGCTAAAAGACGACGGTTTTGACGACATTGAGCATCGTCCGGGGCTAACAGGTGCCGCCCAAAACAGCCAAATGCTTAAGCGCTCAGCATCCCTTGCTGCCCAAAAAATGTCACTTAACCCGGGAAACGCCGAATACTACCGCATCATGACAAACTATCTCAGGTGCCACAGATGGTCTGACAAATGGTACAAAAAGATCTTTGAATACTTTTGTGAAGGTTTATCATATCGCGACATTTTGCCTAAAATAAATCGCCATCAATACAAACTTCATCCAGAGTTCCCGATGAAGCTTCGGCGCCTTCATTTGCTCATCAAGCGCATAGAGACCGACGCATTCCAATGGAATAACACGTCCCCACATGGTTTAAATAGTCCTGCAGCGCTCATAAAGCTTAACGCGGAATTAGCTTCTGGAGCGTATAGCGAATTACCGTATACTCTGGAGCCCGAAATTGCGCAGTTTGACACAGACCTAATGTCTTCCGGAGGCAAAAAGTCCGACGACTTCTGACTGACGATTCCCGATTTGGAATTCTAAAAGTCAAATTCAATTTCCAGTTTTTGATTTCAAACGTATATTTCCCAAAAACATCCGGGACTGCTTTTGGTCTGACTTACTGTTATCCATAGCCCCGTTGTCTCATTATGATACAATGTTCATAGTTTGTACACCGATCATAAGTTTGACACGTTGAAATCATTGAGGAATCTCACAGTGAGTCACCAAAAAATCGACAGTTATCAAAACGAGACACGTTAACCCTGCGAAATCACACTCGGCATGATCGATGCACTACAAGTACATAACGGAGATGATTTGACCGTATCATGGTGATGCGACTCAAGTCAAGACAAAATGGGTTATAAAAAACGATTGTACAGACGCGTCGAAACGAATCAAATAGACATCAGATTCGCACTGTTCATTTATGCCACAATGTTACTATCTCTAGGCATGGCATTATGAACTTGATATACTATGAACGATACGAGCCGTCGTTGCAAGGCTGGACGTTGAATATAGCACGCGCCGAATCTTTAGGACATTGGTTACAAACATTGTCCCAAAATGAGCGCGGTCTTATCAGAGTCTTAAATGAAACTAAACCCGTTGTCAACGAGACAACTATTAAACTGAGGAGTGTTAAATGAATCCACTATTACTAACTCAAACTAACGGTCTCAACATGAGCGAACGATATACACCACTGGCAACAGGCGAAATTGTGTCTTTACTTGAGACTAAAGGGTTTCAGCTCAAGAGCTCAAACGCAGTCAAGGTGAGACAACAGACGTCCGAAGGGTATCAGCGTCACCTGATGCGATTTAGTCACCCCGATTTTGAATCGGCGTTAGTCAATTCAAGACCGGACTTGGTTATAATTAATTCATACGACGGCTCAAGTTCGATTAATTTAATGCTCGGAGTATATAGATTTGCTTGTGCTAATGGACTGATAGCTGGCACCGGTCTCGGCGGCGCATCCATAAGACATGTTGGTGATGTGAGGACCAAACTCGTGGCATCTGCAGATCAAGTTTGCGCTTCGGTGCCCAAGCTAGTATCGGAAGTCCAGCGCTTACAATTGAGACAAACCACAAGCGCCGAACGAATCGAATTCAGTAAGCGAGCCTTTGAGTTACGCGTTGAGTCTCCAGGCGCCCAATTGTTAACCGTTCCGAGCATTATTAGATCCGAAGATGTTACAAGCGACGCGTGGACCGTGTTCAATGTTTGGCAAGAAATGATCATGCGACGCGGCTTTCGATATTTTGATCCGAATGCGCCTCTTGACAAAGGCAACATAAAGAATGCGCGTGGTATTAAGTCAATTGGTCGATCTACTCAACTAAACCAGTCCCTTTGGGACACTGCAATGGAGGTATTCTCATGAGCCGATATATTGGAAAACAAACCGTCCTGCAAATCAGCGCAAAATGTAGTGATATGTATAGCCATACGATATACAGTAAAACCGGAGAGGTATATAGAGCATATGATGGTTATGTCCCGAGTTTTATGCCCGGCGAGCATTATGGTGATTATGTTATGCTTGATATAGACCCATATACGGGCAAAATACTGAATTGGAAAAAATGGAAAAAAGCAAAAAAGTCAACCAAAGCAAAAAGAGGTGCCAAGTGAAACTGTTTAGCCAAAACGCCAAAATGCGTAAAACTGCAGATGCTCACGAGATTGATCTGTACAACTTTGGTATTCCAGCTTTTATGTCCACTACAGGACTCAAGACTTGTCCCAATGCGGCGTCTTGTGTTAAAGGCTGTTATGCACGTCAAGGCGCTTATGCGTGGTCGAATGTTTCGCAGGCATATGAGGCGCGGCTAGCCGTCACGCGTCAAGATGATGCCGCATTGGTCCTAGGCGCCGAGATTGAATCACTGTTGGCAAAGGCTACCAAACGCGGTCGAAGGCTTGTGTTACGCATCCATGATTCGGGAGACTTCTATTCTGCTCAATATCAGCTGTTATGGTATCATATAGCTCGAGCGTTTCCCGACGTGACGTTTTATGCTTATACTAAACAAGTTGCGCAGTCCCTTGGTCTTGAAACTGTTCGACCAGCCAACTTTGAATTAATATTTAGCCAAGGAGGAAAGCAAGACAAGTATATTAACCCCAAAATGAGACATGCTCGGGTATTTGCATCTCATGCCGAATTGACTCAAAATGGATATATCGATGCGTCAAACGACGATATGCTCGCATTGAGCTCAAATCATCATGTTGGGCTTGTGTACCACGGCGCAAAAAGCTATTCTAATACCAATTGGAACCAAACAAAGGAGCTATTATGATCTTACGAAAATTTGATCCGGACGCAAAGAGACACTACATTGAAACTGAGAGCGGCGCAAAAATATACCAGCCATACCACCCGCCATTGACAACTATTGTCTTGAGTGACTTGCGAGACGTGTCCATTGACGCCTCTCTTATATCAGACAACGAAGACGAAGCCCATTGGGACGATTTAGTCATATGGGACGATCTACTCAATGAGGAAGTTCTGTTTCAGTCGTTGCCTCAAGCCGATCAAAATGCTATTGAGTCAAAACTTGATCAAATAGCTGCAGACGCAGCACACGAGTTGTATTATGAGCATGCTATAGCGCAAGCCGAATATTACGCCGATTGTCTAGAAGATCGGTAGACTAGTAAACCCATATAACGAATCCCTTGCAACTCTCATGCCACCTTGCCCAGCGCTCGGTGGTTTTTCCGCGTCTGAACGATGCAAATCAGCGACAAAACACGACAAAACGCGCCCAAATCATGGGCAAACCACGATCAAACCACGCCAATCGGGGCGCCAATTGCCTTGAATTCTCACTGTTACGCACCCTCCCTTTGTCCCCCGTCTTAATTTTGCCCACCAAACTAACTAGACCCTACGCGCCGCACGGGCTTATAACGCTCTAATCGCCCCGTGGTTCAACGCGCACAACCAATTCCTTATAACATTAAGGGTCCCGTGGCGCCCCCGTTTGCCCGATTGGCATGATTCTTGCAACTTGCATTATCTGTACCGTTGGCTCGATATGCAACACGCGTACCAATTGACATCTTACATCAGGTGGCGCAGATATTGCAACTGGAGCCAATTGGCATAAGGCTTGCATGGAAGGACAGATGGCACAAAGGTTGCAGGGGGAGACCAGGGGGGGGGGGGGACAGGTGATGTCAGATTTGGACATTTTCGGCAGATGGTACGGTTGTTGCAAGTATATAAAGTACCTAAGAATTCTTTTGCTCTTGTATGCTCCACCTGCTCTTTTCGGCAGATGCCCACCCCGACTTTTTCGGAAACCCCCCGGGGTAAGTTTTTCGGCAGACGCCCCCATAGACATTTTTGGACCCCGGGGGCTCAGATTGCATATAATAGCCATAAGGAGCTTATTTCGGTAAACCTTTGCTGGAGCCTCTGGGGCAAACGGTCATAAAATTAAATGTTGACTTTACGCCGCCACTATCGTAACTTGACTACATGAAGACAAAACCAAACATGACCGTAACATTCGCGGACCTCAAACTGTCAGAATATGAGCAATCCTATCTAACATCAGTTGCCATACCGCGTTATGTGCGCGAGGGGCATTCTGCGGCTGAAGCCTGGCTGGGTCTGCTCCTCGAGGAATTGCAGCGTTCGGGTTTTGTTATCAGCCGTAAGGAGCCAAACGATGAAAACTAGACTCATGCTGCTTGGGCTCCACATGATCCTAATGGGCTGCGGACAACAGCTAGTTAACGGAGCAGACGGTCGCCCGGGCTCAGATTGTTCAGTCGAGCAGTTGACCAATGGAGCTATTATACGCTGTGCCTCTACAACCGCCGTCCTAACGCCCCAGGGTGCCCAATACGCGGTCGTAGACATTATAGACCCCTGTGGAGACAGCCCCGGATTTGACGAGGTCCTATTGAGGCTCGCTAACGGTCAGTTGTTGGCACATTTTGCCTCGGGCTCATTACAGTTTTTGACCCTAGTTCCCGACGGGTCCTATGTAACCACTGATAGCCAACAATGTCATTTTACGGTCCTTAACGGTCAGGTGATTTTATGAAGCCTGTTATCAGCGATATAGACGAGATCAAGTCAAACCTACGAGCCCTTATGTCAACTCACCTAAAACTGGTAAAAATCTACCGCAAAACGCCTCACGGCTTCATGACTATTGCTGTTCTTATATTGGCGATGGCGGTCATTTGTTTCCAGCTAGGGCGCAACTACGGCGTAACCGAAACCGACGCCAAACTTATTCCAATTATCGAAAAATGCTTAGACATCAAACTGGTGAACCGCCGATGACATTTATACCCATTACGGCTCCACCACTTTTTTACATTCGGTGCCGCTTTTGCCGCCATAAGACAAAACGCACTCTAGCCATAAGAAAATGTTTGAACTGTTCTTCTGAACTACTGACGGTCTGGCAAGCTTTAACTTACGATAACGTTATCTACCTTCACAACCATACAAGGAGTATTTTACCATGGCATCCCCTTTAGCTCGATTTAACCAGGCAATGCGCGGTACCAAAACAGTCCAGTTAAGGCTCACCGTAACAACCGTTGCCGGAGACACTCAAAGTGTGGACGCGACTGTCAAACTAAGCAAGCTTAACAAAATAAACGGTCCAGGACTCACCAGTCATAACGTGTACACTTTGCGCAAAACCGGGCGTGTTCAGACCATTGACTCTAACGGCACTCAATATACCTATGAACTTTTAGCTGCTACGCAATTCCCGTCAGAGCTGATTGATGCCGAAATCCAATTGTCGTCTAGCGAACCCGCGACGTCAGACGAACCGAAGGAGACCCAAAATGAATCAGATGCTACGTAAAATTGAACCACATCTAGACGTTCATGGTTTTATTTCACAGCTACCGTCAGACGACCACCCGGGAGCTGATACTATCCAACGCGAAGGAATGTTTGCAGCCGCTTCGTACTTTTATTACCAAATGGGGCTTATAAATCTCGAAGACTTTTCCACCATAAAATGGCGCTTCATGTCTCGTGTCTCTCTGCTCATCAAGGGTCCCGGTCTGATCAGGCGGCACTTAGAGTCTAACCGATGGTACAGCCACTGGGACCGTGGGTCACGTGACCAGTACCATGTTGTCATTGGGGCAGCTCTTGTCGGCGACCGCAAAAAGGTCCGTTCGATTCTGGGTGGTTTTATGCTAAGGCTTGGGTTTGCTACAAACATTCGCGGCAATTCGGACAATCGACGTCTTAAGGTTCCTGATCTGATGACGCTGTCAATGCTGTCTAATCTGATTCGGTCGTTTAATTTGGTGTCGCCTTGGGGCTACTTGCTGTCGCCGTTGCTGCTGATTACTGACATTGGACTGGTCGTTGAGAGCCTCATATGGCGCTTCCAGAACAGTAAGAAAAAAGACGAAACAGATATTCTAAACCATTTACAAACGGTGCTGCTTTCTACTGTTACGCTTTCTTCCCCTTTGTCGGAGCTCGCCAGGTCACAACTTGCCCAGATGCCGTCCAAACTAGACCCCTATGTAACACCGGTCCAAGAATGCCTCAACGACTATTTTCAATCTAACAATGGCGTCGCAGCCCTGGCAGACATTTATAAACCAATTGTTGACAAATACATTTACCGCAAGTAGGATCATTGTGAGATCTAGAGTGTTGGATAAATAAAAGGGAGCCCGTTATG